GGGTCAACTCCCATAATGTCCATAATAATTCTAGCTACATCACTGATACTATTTTCTTCTTGTCTACCAACGTTGATAATCTGATTGTCGTGGTTTTCAATAAGTTCGTGTGTTAACTTAACAGCATCGTCTATATAACAAAAACTACGAGTGTCGTCACCTTTGATATAATACTCGCCTTTTGCTACACGTTCTACAAATTCACTAATAAAATGATCCTTTTGTCGCGGACCATATATATTAAAGTAACGTATGACTAACCATTTAAGTCCTGAGTTAGCTACTAAGTTTTCACCTAGTGCTTTAGGAATACTATAACTCCAGCGTGGATTTATAATGTCGTTAAACATTACTGGAACATTTTCGTCTGTTGGAACATCGTAATAACCGTTGTCAATTGCTCCATTAAAAATTTCGCATGTGCTAGTAAACACAAACTTTGCGTTGGTGTTAATGTAGCGTTGGATTAAGTTAAATGTAGGAATTGTATTATTAAATGCAACTTCTGTAGGCGTTTCGTAGAATAATCTAGTTCCGTTTGTTGCAGCCATATGCACTACAACATCAGCATCTGGTGTTTGAGAAACTATCTCTAAATTACACAAGTCTTGTCCTGATGCTAAATCGTATGTAGTAACGTCATTGGAACCTTTAATGTAATCATGATAGTGACTACCAATAAACCCTTTATGACCTGTTAGTACTACTTTCATTTTTCAATAACACCATTTTCCCAGTTCTCAGCACAGCTTTCTGCATACGCTTTACTATATCCGGGCAACTTACGACTTTCAATTAAATCTTTACCTTCGTACATATCAACAACAAAAGTTTTTTCTTCTCTAATTGTTGCTGTACGAGTTATCTGAAGAATAAATTCTGCTTCTTTTTTATGCTTCAGTCCGTTGATTCCTTTAACACTCATCTTAGTTTTTACCTTTGTTCATTCGTTTCAATGCACGAGCTAATTGCTCGTCTCTCTTTAATTTGCGATCACCTTTGTAGTGTATAATGTGATTTTCAAGTGCTGCATTAAAATGATTTTTACCTAACCCTGGGAAACGTACACCAGCAATATCAAAATTGTGTATCTTTCCTTCTTGTTCAAGTCTTTCTCTTGCAGCGTCAAACGCATGACAATCTAATTGTCCTGCTAGGTCGTAGATGGTATCGTTTGTATAATACTCTTTCCACACATCAAAAAATTCTTTAGAGTGCTTGTGCGTTAAATCAAACGCAAGGAACCCTGTTTCTGTATAATGCGGTCTTCCTAAATAACTTACAAATAATCCGTCTGGCAAAAATGATTTAAGATATTCTTTAGTAATACGGTTGAATATTTCAGCATCGCTGTCAATCCAACATAACGTATCAACATCAGCGTTGTTTGCACAATGCCATATACAATAACTTTTGTGACTAAATCTTACACCGTCATATATAAATTTACCCGGTACTCTATGAGCATTACGTTTTTTAAATTCTGTAAGCTCTGGTACTGAAGGTTCTAATTTTCTAATAACAAAATTTGCTGGCGGGTTTTCAATTACAATATTATCTACATAAATGTAAACTGTTATATTAGGATCAAGAAATCGTCTACAGCTCTCTACGAAATGCTTACCGTATTCATGATAACCTTTATCGCTAAATGTCGATACAACACCTAATTTCATTTTACAGAAGAACCTACAGACCTACGTTTAATATCATTGTGATTGAACTCTGCCCAATACAACTCAAATGCAACACCATCTTCTACACCTTCAAACTGATGTATCTTACCAGGCTTAACTTGTGTAAAGTCTCCTGCTTCAAGAATAGTTTCATCTACTAATCCTTCTTGATCTTCTTGCCATACACGTACAATCATCTTTCCTGACTCTACAAAGAAGCCATTCCATTTAAATTCATGTTCGTGTTCGCTGCATTTAAATCCAGCTTTATATTCAATTCGGTGGAACTCAAGTACGCCATTAGCGTGAATTAATTCTGTAGAACCCCAAATTTTACCTGCTTTTATGCTCATCATAATTCTCCTAAAAACATTTTATAATGTACTAACTTAATTATCAGAGTAGGTTAGCCAATTCGACCTGTTCTGACTGCCTGCTAATTTCTTTAACAAAATATGCACACAATGGATTATGCCCATCATGTAATGGCACACTTAGCAGTTGTCCATTTTTCATCTTAGGAAAGTACCAACGAACATCTTGATAGATGTTAATAATCTCTACTGCTGCAAATTCTGATCTGTAACCTTTAATAGGGTTTATAACAAATGCTTCAAATCCACGTTCATTAATTGAAGTTAACGGCAATACCTCAGGGTCTGTTCCGCAGTCACTATCTCCAACAAGCATACACCAATCTAGTGGCATCTGTATTTCATATCCACCAATATTCATTAAGATAGCTGGGCTGTTAAAAGACTCAAGAAATATCAAAGGCATAAAGTAGAAATCAGGATAACTTGCATCCGAATTATCTAGTACACTAAATCTTGCATCTTCTTCGACTTCGTCCGGCAGTTCGTTTAGATTAAACGCCTTGTTTTCCAATGTTAATATTCTACTCATTTATTCTCCGTTATAGTAATACGCAACTGTATCACTTTTATAGTTTTTTACTAGATACTTTATACTGTATTATAACAGATTAATCCATCTAAGTCAAGTATTTTTTATCTTCTTATTGATCTACCTTTGTAATATGAAACGGATATTTTGCATCTCTATAAAACTTCTTGCGTTCAGTTAAATGGCGTTTTGCATATTTACACGTTGATGTAATATCCCATATTTGTACAAAGTCCTTGTCTTCAGCAATACGTACCCCACGTCCAATACTTTGAATTACCCTAACAAAACTTTTGCCAGGTTCAATAAGCACCAGATTAAATATGCGAGGGATATTAATCCCGACAGCAGCCACGCCATAGGTAGCAATGATAATTTTGCCATCACTTGTTTTAATTTCATCATACTCATCTTTCCTATCAGCTAATTTCATTTCGCCAGCAACAAAAACTGCTTCAGGTATATGTTCTATAATTTTTTTACCTGTATCAATTCTGTTTACTAATACTAATGTATTACCAGTTAGTGAAAATTCTTTCACTTTAGAAGATATCCAAGATATTCTATTAGGATCTGTTACCAACCAAGTATATTCTTCTTGATAGTTTCTAAATTCCTCAATATTTTTTGTTTGTAAAATTTGTATATCTAACTTTGCAAGTACACCTTTCTCTTGTAAATCGTGTGCCGAAACATTGTTAATTACTGGACCAATGCCTGCAAGTATGCCTTGAAATTCCCAAGGTTCTTTAGGTACAGTTCCAGTTAGTCCCCAACGAATTGGAGCATTTTTTAAATTTACTGTAAGCAGTTTTTTAAGAACATCTGCTTTTGCTTGATGCACTTCGTCAATAATAATTGTATTAACGCCTTCTAAGAATTCTGCTAATGTTAGTGCGTCATTGTATTTGCCTTTTTTATCTAATACATTAAGACTTTGCCATGTACAGATAGTGTGTGTCTTTCCTAGCTCTTTTCTATCACCAAAGTATACACCTACATCAAGTCCTAAATTAAGATAATCTTCTTCTGTTTGCACAACAAGACTTTTGTTAGGAACAATTACAATACTACGTCCATAAGGTTCGCACAAGTGACTCAGTGTAGCAGTAGTAATAGTTTTACCTGCTCCGGTTGCTACTTCTTGTAAACTTTGTGGATTTTCTAAGAACTGGTTAACAACATCATATTGATAATCTCTAAGTACAATAGGCTGTCCTTCTAACTGATGTCCTTTAGGCCATACTTTTCCTTGATCGGCCCAATAGTTTTCTGTAATAGGTGTAAACGTTAACTCTGGAGCAGTACGATGATCTATTACTTCAATTTCATATCCGTCACCGGTAATAGTAGGAATAATAATATCTAAGTGTGCAAGGAACCCTGTTCCGCCAATTCCAAAGAAAGTCATAGTACCGTCCCAGCGGCCTAACTTATATGCAGGCATGTGCCTAGCATACGGCAAGTCATATTTTAACTTGTTAGCAATCTTTCTTCGTGTCTCAATGGCAAGACCATCTACTTTAATGTTCACCTCGTCTTTGATAATAAGTTTACAATTCAATTAGGTCTTCCTCACGTTGGTCTCTTGTAGGTTGTATGTCGCCAACATACACTACACAGTTATGGTTTTTAAACAGATGTCTTGCCATAGTGTTAGTAGGTGCAAACAACTGATTACTTGCTAGTATTATAACATCGTTTTCATCCTTATACAACCACTTTGGAGGTTTTTGATTGAAGATTAAGAACTTAGCACCATCAATCTTACCGCCTAAGCCGTTATCTCTTACCCAATTGTTAAATTTTGGATCATCATGTTTTCCGGCTCTAAAACAAACTCTAAAATCAGATTTGTTAAAATTATTAATAGCAATAGTTTCTAACAAGTCTTCTAACCATGTTCCTGCTTGGCTAGTACGATCTAAAATAATGCCAATTCTACCATTTACCAAATACCCTAATTTTATAAACTCAGCTAGATCTTTAATCCAAAATGCATTTGACGGAGTCGAAGCAATTTTCTTAGCAATACTAAGTTTGCCAGTCTTTTGATGAAGTGTATGACCTAAAGATTTAGCTAAAATTAAGTTGTTGTCTAAACTTGTAGTTTTGTTTCTTCTAAAATATATTTCTGCACTTTCACTAGGATTAACTAGTTCAACACTACCTTCTACAATTTTACAACGTTTAACATATTCGGTTTGGTCTTGAAATATTTCTTCAACTCTATCAACAGCATCATGAAACTCTAAAGATAGTTCAAATCCTGCGTTTACTAAAAATTCTTTTAATAAGAGTACGTTGTAATCATAAAAGCCTAGCAGTCTTACCTTACGTTCAGCATCCCACTGATTCTTTTTATAATCTGTGTTGTATCTAATTTCTTTAATAAAGTCATCAAACTCTTGTTTGAAACCGAATGGAAATTTAAGTACAATGGCTGGTGTTTTGCCTACTGTTTCAATCCATACTTTCTTTGAATTGTCTATTTGTCTAAACGGATGTTTCCATTGAGGCATCTCCATATGATTAGCATAGTCAAGTTCTTTCCCAACTGTTTTTCTGTATTTGAAAAGAATCTTTAAAACATACTGTGCTTGTTTTTCTGTTAGATGTCTGCCGTCAACAAGAGCCGTGTGAAAACTATGCGCTGCAGATCTATCTTGATACTGCAATGAATAGAATTCTCTTTCGACTGTTTCGACAAAATCGATGAATAAATCTTCTGTATAACTATGCTGTCTCATAATACTATTATACAACAGTTAACGATATAAATCAAGAAGTAATTTTAGTTTCTAGGTAATTTTCTAATTGTGTTAATGGAAGTCCGTCTGCAATTTCAGTAACTGTCCATTCAGTGTGTGCATAATCGTTAAGCCATTGCTGTCTATCTGGCATTAGCGGATTGTTTATTTGAGATAAGTCGGTATTAGCCACGTCATACGCTAACGAGCTGGGCCCTACAAACGCTGGAACGCCATCTATGACACTATGTATACCCGGGTTACTACTCCAGCTTACAGTAGCGTATATGCGGTTAAAATCTAGGTCAAAGTCATCGTAACTATTTGGCAGTTGTATTGGGTTTTGCCTATATACGTTTTTAAACTGATGTTCTATGGAATGTAACGGGCATCTAGGATGTGGTCGGAATAGTATAGGGCGGTCACTATGTGTTCGAATAGTATCAATAGTATCCATGACCCAACTGCTCATTGGTACCATGTTTTTCCATTGTAAACTTTTATCGTGCTGTCCTGCTATGAGAATAAATTCTCCGTCAGTACTCCAAGGCTTTAACGATAAACCGAGTAAACGATGGCGATCACTGTTATTATTATTGGGCCCAAAGTAAGCATCTCTATTAATCCCATTTACTCCTACCTTCCATGTAGTGCCTCGTTTGATACCACCTACCTCAAGGACGATGGTGGGTTTGGACTGATTCCAGATAGTTTGATTAGGCCCCATTCTACCATTAAACAAAACACTCCAAATAACATTAACGTCGGCACTAGTATCATCGTTAACAACACTGTGCCCACTAGATATAATGCTGTGTTCAAAAGCATCAAAAATAGGTTTACTATTAAGTGCGCCATACTCCCTCCATATCCTAAACTTCATAGACATCCACATTACTGATTCCAGTATGCTTCAGTTCTAGGCACAAGTAAATCTGTGCGTTTACTTTTACCTAATTGTTTACGTCCACCTTTGAGATGATCAAGATATGCTCCCCACATCGAATTAATAAGCGGGTGGCCTTCACCAGTAACTAGGCCTTCGGCCCAATTCCACTCGTTCATAGGTACTCTTGATCGAACTACATCAAATACATAACTATCATGCCACTCTTCCATTTGAAAGATACCATTGTTTTCTGCTTCTTCGTATACCCTTTTAAATTCTCTCATAAAGCGTGTTGTTTGCTTGTTACCTAGCGTCATTGAATATAGTCCACATTCTGAAAACTTACCTTTTCTTCCAAGAAAACAAATATCTTTGTGTGGTGGAGCAAGATCGTTTACTCGACTATAGGATATCGGACTGTGGCAAAAAGTGTCTGCATCCATCCACATAAGTCTTTCAGTATCGCATATAGTAGCACAGTGAAAAATACTGTATACTTTGTGTGCAAAACGAATTGCGTCCCATTTAAATCCTTTACCCGAGTCACGTCTTCTACTACGAATAGGGTCACCACTTACATCACCGTTTGCTTTAGGCACATCTTTCCATCTTTGTTTAAATGCAACTAGCTCTGGCACACTCGAATGTAGATCATACAATTCAATTCTGCTATGATCCTTAATTTTAGGGTTACAATCTTCTGCGTATACATGCAACTTAATTTCTGAAGGCCAATTATCAATAAAACTATCAATCATACGTTGTCCGTACTGTTGTAAGCCTTTTGCGTGGAATGTTGTTACTACACTTATTGTCATTGGAAAAATTCTCCGTTTTTCATACAGGTCCAAACATGAAATGTTCCTGTTGTCATTTTACAATTATATTTGTGCCTATACAAATTGGCACTTTGGTTTCTATCAATAGGCTCTTCTCCTGCTATGAATACATCAGGTGAAGGGTTTGCTAAAATAGCGCCTAAGTGGTCTAAAACTTTTACTAATTCTCTATCTATAAACACAGTAGTGATTGTTGACAGTGAGCAATCTTTTAATTTTGCTTTGTATACTACATTAGATCGTCTTACTCTAGGTGCTCCTTTGTCATATACAAAAACAGTGTCAAATAAATCAAATAATTCGTCAAATGCACCCATGCCTGTGCCGATTACTAAGCAATCAACAAACGGTCTTTTAAAAGCACATTTTTGAATACGTTTCGCAGCCTTGTTCACACTATCTTCCTTGTTGCAACGGAATTACTTTACCACTTTTACCACTTAATTTTTCATAAGGTCCTGGTCCTAAGTATCTACCCATAAATTTACTTGCTGGCGCCATAGGTCCTGTTTTTGGTGCATAAATTAACACTCTTTTTGACTTCATGTATATTTGGTCGTAACCTCTATCTTCTAAAAACTTACAAATAACGTCAACATCATTATTAATTTCAAATGCTACCCACGGTTGCTGCTCTTCAATAACTTTTTCCATTCCTAAAACTGCCGGTAATTCGTATCCTTGCACATCAATTTTAATTAATGAAATATTCTTGATACCTTCATCGTCTAATTTTACAACATCAACATAATAAAACGCATCAGACTCCCACATTGCAATTTTACTATCACCGCAGTTTTTAATCCCGTCATGAAACTGTACAGTTACAGCTTTATCGCCTAATGCTTTACGTCTAATGTTAATGGTATCATACTCACCTAAGTTTTTTACTAGGCATTCGTGAACTCTTTCACTAGGCTCATAAGAAACTACTTTTCTAAAATGTTTTTTCATATCCATTGACCAAAGTCCTACGTTAGCACCAACATCAACAAATATTCCTTTGATCGGAATGGCTGCTAAAATAGCATCTCTAATTTTTCTTTCGTAATTAGGATTATACATATCAGTATCTTCTTGAATATGTCTAGTCATCTTTACTTCGTTGTCTGGCATATGCCATCCATTGTCTAATTTAATCATATGTATCTCCTAAAGTGTTTCCATGCCTCTCCTGAGGCTAGTTCTTGAAAGTTCCAATGGCACATTGCCAACTTTTCTATCCATTCCTGCCTATCAAAAAGTTTTGGATCATTTAATCTTTTAATTTTTGTATTTGCTACTTCGTGACTCTGACTGTGTTCTGGACTAGGATCAGTTAAGAATACCGGAACTCCTTCAATTGCACTAATAACACTAGGACTACTATTATATAGCACAGTTGCCCATGCGTTCTTTAAATCTTGTAGAATACTAGGTGAATTGCTTACAAATACATCTTTATGTTGCGGAAAGTATCTTGTCTTTTTATCGCCTGGATGTCCTCTAACTAATATTGGTCTATCAGTTATGTTTCTAATAGTTGCAATAGTATCGTTCGCCCATTGTACACTATTATACCCACGCATACTCCAACCGCCGTTGCGTTGCAAACATACTAGAATATGATTACCTTCAGTTCTCCAAGGTTTCATTTGAATATTTAATCTGCTACTAATTTTTTGCCAGCGAGTAGGATCAACATCTGTATCAAAATAAAATCCTGTAGTGGGAAATACTCCATCGTAACTATATCGTAAATAACGATTTGTATTTCCTTGATCGTATGCTAAAAATAAATTACTGTCAACTATTAAAGATCGTTTACCTGGTTGCTGTTGTTGTTCTACTGCATTTTTTCTTAAAACAAGATGAGGTGCATTTTTTCCGTGTTCGTGTACAAACCCTTGTATCAATGCAACATCAGCATGTGGAATTGTACTTAACTGTCGATGGTCAATAGCATTATCACCAGATGCCTTAACACCTGCTAGAAAGTTATCTAAGATTAGTGGCTTTTCTGGATTGTTATTATGTGGCGGAATGCCAGCATAGTATGCTACTGCTGTTAACGTCATGGAAGTCTCTTTACAACTGACGCTGCTTTTCCGTTAAGTAGTTCTTCTTTTGTAAATTGAGAATAGCTTAACATACATAACCAAGATCCAATATTATCACGATAAAGGTTGTTAATATCTGATAATTTATTGCGTGTTACTGGGTTTGTTATGTGTGTATCTAGCGCTATAGCTGGAACTCCGGCCCATATAGCTTCTGTTGCTGCGTTACTATTAATGTTTACTAAGCAGTAATAATCGTCATTTAACAATTCTTTATGTAGGTCAGTTCTTTTCTTTTTAGGTGCCTTAGATCTAAATCTAATGCGCTTGTCAGTATACTTACGTAACTCTTTTGCTACATCATACTTCCAAGTTTTTAGATCTACGTGCATAATACTTGCTGCAAACGGTCCAGGTTCAATTACGTAAATAATTTCTCCGTCTTTCCTCCAAGGTCTAGGAAACTTTTTAAAATTACCTAATCTGTCTGCAGGTGCATCAAAAGACTTGCCGTAGTGTAAATGACTACGCACTAGTCTATGCCATTTTTTATTTGATTCGAGGAAGTTTGTATAACCGCTATCAATAAACCAAAAAGGATAGTTGTTATCAATTTTTGTAACAAGCAGATCTTCATTACCAACTGTGTTTCTAATTAGACAATCATCAGTAAACGAAGTAAACTCTTTTCTTCTAATAAATTCGTTGTTTGCACCGGCACCAAGATGTGCGCCAGTACCTTTTACAAAGTTTTTATATTCAGCAACTTTATATTTTGCAAAGATTTCGTCGATGCCAAATGCATCAATAAAATATTCAATGTTATTATGTATTGCGTGAAAATAGTTATCACGTATTCCGCCTTTGTTTTTGTTAACTACATCAACCCATTCATCTAAATCTCTGCGTACAGCTTTAAGAAGTTTATCTCTAAATTTCTTCTTTTCATCTGGTTCCAGTTTGCGATTTGGTTCTTTCCATTTAGCTTTTTTACTAAGATGGTCTTGAATATAAGTTGCACAGTATCTGTCTTGCATATTAAATTTGAATAACTCTTCAGGCACTGGCACTAACGACAGTAAAAAGTTTGCAATTTCTTTATCGTTCATCAGCAATTTCATTAGCTGTATTTCTCCACTAAGTTGTATGCAGCACCAGACTCAACTTCATCAAATGTAAACTGTCCATACGCAAGGCTATGACAGTGCTGTTGTATTTTATCCAATTCAGGATAGTAAGGACTACTAAGCTGACTTAGGTCCGTTGACGCTAAAGGTGTAGCTGCGCAAGGCGATGTAACAAATGCTGGAATACCGTATAGAACAGATTCAAGTGCAGCCATGCTATTCATTGTTACTGTAGCATACACTCCAGAATTAAAAGCATCGTAAATTGAGTATTCAAAGTTACGTGCTGTACGTGAACCTTTAATTCTTACTTCAATTGGTAAATCAATATGTTGTTTAATCTGTTTTGTAGTTTGTTTGACCCATTTGTTATAGTCAACATTATACCATGCACATGCTTTAGGATTAGGCATTACTAATAGAATCTTTTTATCGTGATTCTTCCAGCCTGACCATTGAATTCTTGGATCATCTTTAACAAGATTGTTCCATCTATCTTGTGGCAAATTTGGTCTAAACGTAGATAGTTGATTTTCATTTTTAACAATCCTGTGCCACTTCTTATTGCCTTTTTTATTTCCTGTACTAGGAAAATTACCAAAGTAACCTGTGTCAATGTACCAATAGTCTCTATTATTTTTTACACAGTTGTCAGCATGTTGTTTTTTAATTACACCTCTAATAACCATAGGTTTGGATAAGTTAGAAGACTCAACTGTTAGTTTGTCTCCAGATCCCTTAACTAAGATTTCTTCAGGGCTTAGTGTCATTATCTCATCATGTCCTGTAATTCAGCTTTCCACTCTTTATGGTATTCGCATGTACGATAGTTTTCAAACCACGGGCCACCTTCCGTGTAATGTATTAGTTTTGGTGTGCCGTCTGTTGGCTCTTGGTAGTGTCCTACTAACCAATTCCATTCGGGCGAGATTTCACCAATTAAGTCATCACTTGCTAACCAACTAAAGCGATGCAAGTATGCACCGTTAATTTCTGGTTCGTTAACTAAATCCATAGTCAATGCTTTGTTAGCAGGATGGCCGCAATTAAACAACATAACACTTGACCAGTTTTTACGTGGATACACTGTTTGTTTCTGTCCGTCCATTTTAATGCCTTCTTTAGGTGCATAGTCGTGATGTACACACATAATAGCATACTTGTCGTCTGCTTGATCAAACAGTTCTTTAATATCTGTAGTAAGCAACATATCACAATCCATAAATACTGCCCAGCCATTAAAGTTACTAAGCTCTGGTACTAGGAAGCGAGTAAAAGTAAACTCAGTACTTGCTAGTTTATCGTTGCCTCTTGTATACCAGCCTTGACTTCTAAGTTCAGACTGTTTTAGTGGTTTAACTATTGCTGTAGGGCTATGACGTTCAATGCTGTGCTTACAAACTTGATAAGCTATATCTTCTTTAGTGTCGTATCCTACGAATACTTTTAAGTCCATGTTTCCTCCAAATATGCTTTAGCTTTGCCAGTCCTTAATTCACTATCGTGAAACTGACCGTGTGCTAAATGACATCCCCATGCCCAAAGTACGTCTTGAGTTGGGTAATGCGGTGTTTCAATTTTTGTTAAATCGTTTGATCCAACAGGTAGTGCTGCACTAACAGGTGCTAGTGTAAATACTGGTATTCCTTGGAAAACAGACTCAACTGCTGCATTAGAATTAAATGTAACTAATGCAAATACATCATCAGCTAATGCTTGTTCAAGCGTATTACTCACCATTCTATCTGCACGTTGTTTAGATCGTTGTCTAATTTCTATAGGTCTATCAGTGTATTGCTTTATAGTTTCAACTGTTTCAGATAACCATGTATCTAAATCAGTATCGTAAAATTTCATCGGTTTTTCATCAGGCGCAGCAATAAGAATCTTCTTTCCTTTTTTATTCCACGGTACAAACTTCTTGCCAAATCCTTCAAATCTTGCCGATGGGCGTTCAATAATTTTGTTGTGTTGCAAATTGTTTTTAACAATTCTATGCCAAAACTTCCAACCATTAGGATTGCTTTTAGTAATTTCATTACCAAAATATCCAGTGTCCATATAGTAAAAGTCTCTAGCATCTTCCATACAACGATGCATCCATTTCTTTTTTAAGATACCACGTAGCACAATTGGATTTTCCGAGTCGTCATAATCAAAGGTATTAGAATCTACCACACTTGAATTGCAACCTCTAGCAAAACGATTGATGTAGGGATCTTTATTTCCCTTGCTTATGAAGATCCAATCAGTCACGTCTTTCAATATCCTCTTCGATACAAGATTCACCATATTGAACTTCTAGTATATGTGTTAATTCGTTTGTGGGGTTACTTGCTTTGTGCCAAGTGCCTACTGCAATATCATACCCTCGTTGCAAGGGTAAAAGTTCTACACTATTACTAATGTCATTCCATTGAGTATCTATTTTAACTTTGCCTTTTAGTACATACCAATGTTCTGATCTTTTAAAATGTCTTTGATCAGAAAGAGATGCACCTGGCTCAATTACTAGTTCTTTAATTTTAAAATTATTTTCTGGTTGATGATCTAGTACTCTATACCAACCCCATTTGCGTGTTGTTTTAGGTGTTTTCCATTCTCCTAAAATCCAACTGCTTGAATTCTTTTTGTCTGTCCCACCAACGCCAAATTCAAATTCTACTCTATCGTTGTTGGAAAATTTTTCTACTTCTGGTGAATTGCCTTCACCTCTGTCGCCGCCATTAGCAAACACTATTCTGTCATGCATTGTTTCAGATGTTCTAAGTGCTACGTCTATCGCACCACATGCAGATCCTTCCTCATCATCTTTAAATGTAATAACATTGTCTACTACAGCAAGTTCTTTAATAATAGCAATTCTTTCTTGAACGGGCATAAACGGCATACCCTTTTTGTTTGTTAACCACTCGTCGCTGTTAACGCCAACCCATAACTCGTTTCCAAGTTCTTTAGCTGCTTTGAAATAGGCAATATGCCCGGAGTGTAGCGGATCAAATCCGCCTGTGACTAGTACGATTCTTTTCATACTAGTATTTATATGCGCAGTTTATCTCAGTAAAATTATATGGATGCGTCATCTAGCCCAGCTGTTCTGAGCTTAACAATGTTTGAAAGTTGCCATTGTTTAATGTCTAAGCCTTTAATAATGCCTAGCCACTTATTGCGTAATAGTGCAAAATCGTTGATAATTTTCTCAAAATCAACAACATCGGCTTCGCCGTCTACAAATTTATCAGCATCTCGTGAGCTAAGTTGACGCTGATAGTTTTCAACATATTTTCTAAAATGTTGACTTCGTAAACGGCGAAGTTCGATATTTAAGTATTCGAGTATTGCTTCGATCTCTTGTAACTGGCCGAATCTAGTTTCTACAATGCCTGGCATTCTAGCTGCCGCCTGCTCAATACTACCATGAACGTTTGTTTCTTTTTTTGCTAAAAGAATTTCACCCTCATAGTACTGCACTGCGGCAGGAATGTTCGAAATATCTTTAGAAACTCTATCGTACCAATTCATTTAATCCTCGTCATCCCAAACTGCATCTTCAACATCTTCATCATATGCTTCACTGTCGTCTTCGTCAGTGGCATACTCGATAGCAGTATCTAAAAATGTATCAACGCCAAAAAGCTCGTTGATAGTAACTTCAGATACTCCATGATCTACAAGAGTAGTAATAAAAGTTTTTGCTACTTCCTGTTTATCTTTATCAGGTATATGTTCTGATACAGCGTTCCAAATATCAGCAATTAGGTCAGATCCCATAAGCTATAATCTCCATTATTCAGTTGGTTGTTCTTCCAGCTCAAACTCAACGTTATCTACAATTGGTTCAACCTGTACAGGTGTATTTATAATATCATTCATAACCACATCAAGTTTTTCTCCAACCCATTGCTTACGATACTCTAGCATAACTTCGCCTGTTAGTGGGCTAGTATACTCAAGTCTATTACCTGATTTCTTAAGAAGACCTTTTGCTTCAAACAACTCAACAAGTCCTGAATAAGGATTCATACCTGTTTCATACGGAATCTTAACTTGAACACTTTCAAACGGTTTTGCGTAACGTGTTTTCATTACTTTACACGCTGCTCTAATACCTTGTACAGTAGTAGTTTTATTTCCGTCTTCGTCTTCTTTAAGTTTAAGTTTCTTCATAGCAACTACAATACTAGATGCATATACAAACCCTTGTCCGCCACTGATCTTATCATCAGGGTCAAACATGTCTTGTGATGCATAAGTGTGGTTAGTACACACCATACCTACATTGTAACTACCAATCATGTTAACGGTGTTACGAACAAGTGAAGTCAATGCCTTAGGCTTACGACCCATATCACCTTTCATATTACCAGCTTGAAATTGATCAACATCAGTAGGTGTTAGTAACATACCTAAGCTATCAATTACAATTAACACTTTAGGACGTTCTTCTTCTGGCATTTCTTTGTATTCTTTCATGAACTCAGATACTGTTTTAGCAACATCATCAATCATGGACATGTTTAGTTTAAGAAGTGCTTCTTCTGAAGTGTCTACACCTAATGCATGTAACCATGCTTCGTCAAGTGCGTTTTCTGAATCAATTAGTACTACAAAGATACCTTGTTCTTGAGCAGACTTTACAATGTTTGCTGAACAAAAATAACTCTTACCACTACCCGATTCTCCGGCAAACACTGTTACTTTACCTAGCGGAACTCCTTTATTAAAGTCTCCACTAACAAGATAGTTCAGTGCAAAGTTGCCTGTGCTAACCCAATCAGTTGGGTCGTTAAAGCCAATGCCAAGACCAGAAATGCTCTTAGTAATTGTCTTTCTAAATTTACTTACGTCAAATGCTTTCGCCATATATATTTCCTCTCGTTAGATTAAAGTAATAGTGCGGGATAGTCGAATGTAAATATCCCGCACGTATTAAATTAGCTGTTGCCGTTTCTGCTTCTAATCATTGCAAGAATATCTTGCGCTCTATTAGCACCGTCATCTGCAGGTGCCGCTTCTGCTGTTGCAGGTGCTGCCTCTGGTGTTGGTGTTGGAGCAGGTGCTGCCGCTGCTACTGGAGCAGGTGCCGCCGCTGGCGCAGGTGTTGATGCTGTAGGTGGTGTATATTTTTTGTTAGGATCACCAGTGTTCTGACTCATGCCAGCTGGCTTAAAGTATTGACCCCAACGATCCATATCGTATGCTTCACCGTCTACTGACGCTTCAAACATCTCTTTCATTACCTTCAGTTCAACTTCGCCTGGTTTCTTTGGAAGGAAATCTGACATGTTAAACAACCCGTGTGTATCAATAGCTGCCTTTTCAACATCTTCTAATGCACGTTCTTTACGTGACCAGTTTGATGTAGAATAGTCTGCATAGCCACCTTTAGAAGTTTTCTTAATTCTAAAGTCAACGCCACGCATATAGTCTGTTGGCAGTTCTTCTAACTCAGGATCCATTAATGCACCTTTAATGATCTGGAAGATCTGTGGTCCAATAATAAATCTACGGATTGGGTTTTCCGGAGCCTTGTCTTCGTTTAACGGGTCTTCAACTACAAAACCTTGGAATACATATGAACGTTTTTTCCAATACTTACGTCCCATATCTTCTAATGATTTGTCTTTGAACCATGGACGAACTTCTGTTAAGATCGGACACGGTGTACCATCGTTGTACATTTCCATACACGGAACTTGTACAATAACCTGACGTGAGTCAGATTCGCCTTTTACTCCAGCAAACGGAAGTTTAATCATAGCACGTTCTGCCCAAAAGAACGTGTTAGAATTGTCAGCGTCAGGTAGGAATCGTAATACCGATTCTTTGCCTTCTGCCATATTCCAATGTGGGTAAATTGCGTTGTCGCCGCCAGTGTTTCCACCGGATGCTTTGTTTGCGCCTTCTTGAAGTTTAGCGCGGATTTCTGCGAGTGATGCCATTTTATAATGCCTCCTATAGCCTTTATGGTTATCTTACTTTGTTTATGCCTTAATGCACATATACTATTATGCACTCATATATTTATCTTGTCAACAGTTAATTTGTACAAAAGTGAATCAGTTTAGCCAAAAAGAAAGGAGACAAAAGCCTCCTTCCTAATTACTGCATTGTTACTTGTTTAATACATACATTGTTACTTCAAACCCAAAACGCATTTCTGTGTATTCTGGTTTTGTCCACATAACTTGTACTCCTTAATTAAGTTTAAAAATTGTACTGCACTAGTATTTAAACATATTTTAGAGCAGAAGTCATACGTAAAATCATTAAATGTATATGTTGATTGAACGTAGCCATAAGCGTTTTAATATCTGCTTACGTCTATGGTCTCGAACTGCTATCTTCCAGCAATATTGGTTCCATAGTTCCATAACACCCTCCTTTTTAAAGTTAGGTGCGTTCCTTCGCGTTATGCTACTTCCGTCCTTGATAGGATGAACGTGTAATATTTAGTCATAAAAAAAGGTTGCTCTACTGTAAAGCAACCCTTTTTAGTTTTGAGCCTAGCTCAGTTACTTCTTAGTTTTCTTAGCGGCAGGCTTTTTAGCAGTAGTTTTTTTAGCAGTAGCTTTTTTAGCAGTAGCTTTTTTAGCAGTAGCTTTTTTAACTTCAGTAATTACAGGTTCGATTACTTTTGCTTCTTCTACTACAACAGGTGCAGTATCCATACCAAATATCTTCTTAATAAAATTAATCATAATTTCTCCATTTTTATAAGTGTTATTTACGTCTTTTAGTAAGCGCCTGAAAGAGTTTTGATTCTTTCTAACTCAGCAAGTTCTTCTGCACCGTGTTCTTGTGCAGGTGCCATACGTTCTACCATTTTGCGAGCAACCATTTCTGCTTGTTCACCAAACTTCTTGCCTACCATAGTAGCAACACCTTCTGGGCCTTTAGGGAATGTACCAGCTTGTCTGTCATACATTGACAGGATAAAGTTAGCTACTTCTGTTACGTTTAACTTATTTTTAGATTCCTGTTCTTTGTGTCCGTTGCCTTCGTTTGTGTCAGCATTTTCAATTCGTTCATCAGCATCCATTTGAGCAACATCTAATGCGCCTTCGTGATCAATCTCACCTGGTTGGATAACATATGTTGCCATATCGTCATCAACTTTAGCATTAGGGGCATCCATTGGATCTGCTTCGCCTCTTAAACTTTTAGGATCAATAATTGCTTTGTAGCCACCTTCTTCTGTTTGTTCAATTTTTGCTTTATAGTATAATATACCCGGACCTACTTCGCCGTCATCGCCAGTAAATTCAAAATCAGTTTTGCCTTCTATCTCTTCTGGCATAAACCCTTCTTGTTGTGATTCCATTCCACCAGCATAAGCATCTGCGGCTGGACGGCCTCTTGGTCCTTTGTTGCCACGAATATTATCTTCATGTTCTTGAGCGCCTAATATTTTAAGACATTTCTTACCTGTTTCATAAACGTCTGATGGATCTGCATCTATCAAATCTCTTATTGCTGAATAACAACTTAATGTTTTATCGTCGGCTTTAAGATGCATGTTGGCAAAGTGGTCTCCCAATTCATCTACAATATGATCATTGTCAGTAAAATCATCACTGGCTTTATCCATTAAATGATAGATAGAGCCTTCTAGCTCGTCTTTAAGTTCTTCTGCACTCAGTTTACTATTATTTTCTATGTCTTCTGGACCATATAAATTAAGTTCTTCTGGATCTGTAATTCTATCTGCCTTATCAAATGCATCTTCCATGGCTGGTTCGTCTACCATGTCACCAAAGTCTAGGTCTTCTAATACTTCTGGTGCATTCTCTTGAACCCATGCTTTAATTAATGGACGACAATCTGCGTTTGGATCTTGTTTAGCCTGTTCTTTAATCTCATTAAACAATGTACCATCTTGGATAATACCTTTTAAACTTTCAATAGCGTTAATTCCGCCCATGCCTGCTGGAAACTCTGAGTTAACTAGTTCACTTAAACTAGACACTGCTTCTTTAATTTCTTCGTCGCTGCCTGATTGAATTGGCGAATCTTCACCTAAACCCATCGCCCAAGCTTCAAATGCTGCCATCGGATCGGATGATTCATCTACATCGTTAATACCATTACCGTTGTCATCAATCCAATGACTGCCTTTTTCATCATGTGAATCATGTGAGCAATCAGAAGTAGGTTTGTGCATTGTGTCTCCACAATCTTTACAATGGTAGTTTGATTCTTCACTGCCTGACATTTCGACTATGTCGTCATAGCCTATAATTTCATCTTCTTTCATTAACCTGTATAGTACTGGAAATACTGATGCTAAATCTTCTTTAAAATTGCGTACAGTAAATTGATCTTTAAACTGTTCCATAACTTCGTCCGGAACATCAAATGCTTCTGGTGCTTGGAATTCAGATATATAATTTTCGTAGTGTGCTTGTTTAGCTATTTTAGCAACTCGTTCTCTTAAAGCATCAAGTTGGCCTTTGCTACGTTCAACAACAGAATTAGTGTCGGAGTTCATTAAGTCGTTACGTACAACATAGCCTGTGAAACTTTTTAGTTGAGCAATTTCTTCACTCATTTTAATAATGCTTTCACCAATTTCATCATATGGAGCACCGCCATTTGCAACGTGTCTTTGCATTGCTCTAGCGCCAGCTAAGTGAATAAAGGGATATTTAAATCTTTCGCCTTGTGAGTTTTCAACAAACAACGCTCCAATATTTCTTGACCTGTCGCCGGGTTTTTGCTCTGTATCATCAGCAAGTGTCTTACTGTGCTTAATGATTAATCTTGTATCTTCCAATTTTTGGAAACTTTGTTTTTTAGTACCGTATAGGTTACTCTCATTCATTGTACTCTCTCCGACTGGTTTTACTATTGTATTATTATCAGCTTTTGGTGATGTGTGCTGACTTAAAAACGCATAATCTCTTTGATCTAAATTGTCTTTAGAAATGTCTCTTGTATCAAATGCTAACATTCGTCTTTTACTAAATTTTCTTAATTCTTTTAGGAAGCCAAACCAGTTATCTTTTTGATCACCATCCATACCTTCAGTAATACCATTTGAAAAGTATACCTTCATTGAGTTTGGTTCTGCCAAACTAATACTTACATGCCCGATGTTTTTATCACCTTCGTTGTAATCAAAATCAAAGAAGCGAGCGTCTTCTGGATTAATTGTAATTGACCCAGCATCATCGCCTAATTTTAAACCTTTAAATCTACTTCTAATTTTGTAGAATAGATCAGTTGCTATGTTATTCGTTGCATCCATATAACTATTTATCAATATCCTGTGCTAATGAAGATCGGCATTGGGAACTGATCTTCGGTCATTCTTTCGGTCATTTTTTCGTATATCTTAGGATCCCAGTCAGATAACACATTTGCCATGCGTACAATTAAAAGTACTGCGGACACAAGGTCATCGTGTTCACCTGTTTTAGCACCGTACCCAACTCCGTGTGCTACAAATGTCTTAAGTTCTGATATTAACGGTTTACTGTATACCGTCATTTTACCTTTTTCTAGTAAGTTTTTAAAGCTACTACACGCAGTAATCTTTGTTTTATGTGTTGTATTAAAGCCTTTTCTATAGCGTCTTACATGCCCTTTTCTAATTGGTTCGCTTAGGAATAACCCTCTAAAGTTTTCCTCTCCAATGTCAGAAATAACTACTAGTGCTGCTTCACCAATTGTATTGTTCTCAACACTATAATAGATAGTTGGGTTTGGACTGCCTTTTTCTTCACACTGTTCATGAATGTATTGTAAAATTTCTCTAAGTACTCTTACCTGCTGTTGTATAGGAGTTAGGTTGTGTCTCCACTCTCCAACTTGTGTCATTGACGGCATTTCAAATATTTGAATAGCACCGTAGTCGCCACCTGTACCTAAACTTGGATCCATACTTATAAGGAATGTTGCTTTTGGATCAATCTTTTTGTACCAGCGTGTTTGCCCCATGTTTACTATAGGTTCTTTGCCTTCCAGTTCTATAAGTTTAACACTGTTGATAAGTGTTTCATCAAAGATTAAGAATTCACAATCAAACTCACGACGGAAACGTTCTTCTCCAATCTTTGCTTTCTCTTGTGCTGCCCATGCTTCATCTCTGTCTGGATGTTCAGTCCACGGTGCAAAGTAAGGAAAGAATCCGTTAGTTCCTACTGTTAAGTCATTACCGTGATCATCGAATTTTTTATTAGCTTCAGCCCAAATCATAGCAAACTGATCTTCATCTGAGTTTGGTGTACTTGTAACAATAGCTTTACCACCTGTTGAAAGTGTAGGTGACAGTGCAGTCCAAAACTCTTTGGCTTTTTCAGGAGGTTGCACAAACGCAAACTCATCACAGTAAATTAATGAAAGTGATTTACCACGTCCAGAATCTTCTGTAGTAGTTGTTGCTTGTATTCTACTTCCGTTATCGTATTCAATTGTGTTTCTGTTGTATGTGTATATTCCAGCACGAATAAAGTCAGGTAAATTTTCGTACCCAAATCTATATCTGTTCATAATATCTTGCGCACCTGTGTACTTGTGTGCAGCAATAAGGACTTGTGCCTCAGGAACAAACTGTGTATACCATAATAGATAACCAGATGCACATGTTGTTTTACCCATCTGTCTAGGTAACATAGCAACACAATATCTGTTTTCAGCGTATGCTTGAATTAGTTCTCTTTGAAATCCGTAAGGTTCAAACTTTAACGATCCTCTAACAGGATGTTGAATCTTAAGAAAGTTTTCGCAAAAATATAATGGACCTGTAATAGGATCCATACATGCTTCTAGATGCTTTACTTCTTCTATTGTGTATTTTACATTTTGGTGCGCTTTCTTAATTTGCACACCGTCAAGTGATTTTGCCATACTATTATTTACCCAAAAAAATAGCACCCGGAGGTGCTATTGATTTTAGTAGTAGGAGTCTTATGCTAATTCAAGTGTAGGTTTTACTGTACAAGTTACGCCAGTAAAGTCAATTTGTGCTGGTGTAGCACCTGATAAGTCAGTTAGTGCAATAATTTCATCTTCAATTTGTTCTACGATTGTTTCTGCACCTGCACCATCATAGTCCAACGAATCATTTGGCTGTTCAATAAAAACAGCAAATTTTTGGTTTGAACCGTATGCTGCACCACGAATAACAACAGTTGCATATTTTTCAATAATACGCATAATGCTTTCAATTGCTTCGCCGCTTTCTGTTTGTTGGTGTATTGCTGCCCCACATGCGACTTCAAAACATGTTAGTGCTTTGTTACCGTTGTAATGAGTTGCTGTCATGTCTGTATAATATTTTCTGTTTGCAGCAACTAGAATTGCACTTCCGCCGCCGATTGTAGATTGAGTTAAATCTGCCATTATTTTGCTCCCTTAGCTTCTGCTAAACGTTGTGCTAGTTCAGCTTTGATTTGCGCTCTTAAATCCTCGCCTTCTTTAACTTTACGCATTGGATTATCACCATCGGATACTTTAGCATGTGTATCTTTAGGACGGTTCATTCCGCCTGCTAATTTGTTTTGCATATAGTCAATGTCTCTGTGGTCTTCATCAGGCTCATTAGCATATGCTTCTTCTTTTTCTTTTTCATCTTCATCTTCATCTTCTGAATCTGTTTCTTTATCGTGATCGTCCATGTCGTGATCACCATCGTCATCTTTGTCTAGACCTTTGATAACATCGTGATCTGCATCATGGTCATCTTTGTCCATATCTATGTCTATTTCACCACCTGGCATGTCATCATTATCATCGTCAAAGTCTGGAAGCAATTTGTTAATTGGCTTAGGCATAGGCATTGCATCCATATCACCGTCGCCATCTATGTCCATGTGTGGAATAGGCATTGGCATTGGCGGTTTTGGTTGGTTGATCATATCTGGATTAACTTTAGTCATAAGTTTTAAGATATCTTCAATAGCATCACCTTCAGCACTAATATTAACATTCATACGTGCTTTGTCTTTTGGTTCCGGTGTTGGCATCGACATTGGCGTTGCTTGTGGCATAACTGGCATTTCAGTTACCGGCGTGTCAAGTTCACGCATTCTCTGCATAAGTTGATTAAAATCCATTAGTTACTCCCTACCGGACTTTTTATGCCCGCTTTGTCTGTTTTAATTTTAGGCACGTCAGCAAATACATCTGCTTTAAGTTTATCGTGTCCTAATTCTTTTTTACGTGCTTTAGCTGTTTTAGCTAAATCCTTTAGGAATGATTTATTAAAATCATCTCCAAAATAATCTTTATTTTTAATTTTGCCTGCTTCTTTGTATTCGTTATCATGTAACAATGCGCCTGTTTTAGGATCACTGTTAATTTGATACTCTTCCGAAGGACTTGCACTGTTTCTTACTTTGCAAACTTCCGGACTACATCCCATCTCAGTTAATTCTTTTTCAATTTCCTGTGGTGTACATGGATACTCAGTAACTAAATTAAAAATATGTACTTCAACGTTCTTTAACTCTGGAAAGTCTAACGGAACTTCTTGTACTGGTGTTTTATTTGTTTCTTCACAAGTTACTACCTGCCTAGAAGCAAGTCTAGACTTAAGGTTTTCACAAAAATCTTCAGGACAGTCGCCTGCTAGTTTTACATTAAAACTGTAGATTTTTTTGCTCTCTGTTAAATATTCTCTGAACGTTTTCATATTAGTATTTATTCCTTTCCGCTTAATTTCTTCATTAGTTCGTTGCGATCTAACATAACATACCCTTGCCCATTAACAATGTTATGAGGATCTTCTGGGTCATCTTTATCCATTTTAAGTTTTCTAAGCTGAAGATCTACTGCTTTAAGTTTTTTATCAATCTTAGCAGACTTAGCATCTACGGCATTTTTTAGCATGCCTCCAGCAACTTCAAAAATACGTCCACTGTATCGTACTTCTACATTCATACCAAGATCCATTAGATCATCGTATGCTTGTTCAGCTTTAGCTGCAAGTTTATCCAAATCATTTTCGTCTAGTGTATTTAATTCGGATATCTGAGGAAGTTCTTTAGTAATGTTGTTAATCGCAGCATAGCTATCATTAACACTTGCAATTTCATTGTGCATTTCATCAGCGTCAATTGCTTTTATCTCCGGAGTTTCACTCACTTCGGCTTCCTCTTCCTGCTGTTCTTCTAGGTTAAATAGTTCTTCTAATTTCTTAGTCATGTAAGTACTTATCTTCTCTTGGTGCCTTGGTGAAAAATATCTTCTTCGGTTACTACTCTAAAACGTAGTTTCTTTTGTTTACACCATGCTACAGCAGCTTCCCATTTGGCTAAATTTAAAATATACTGTTCTTGATTGTATCTACTTTTGCCAACATTTTCACGTACTGATTGATTTTTTGGTTTTACTTCTATTACTTCTGCATGTTGCTTTCCGTTCTTATCTGCATATTGAATAAAAAAGTCCGGCACATATATAGTAGGTTTTCCCGTTAGTGGATTTCTATAAGGTATTTGTATTGCTTCACTTGCCCACTTAGCAACACCTGGATGTTCATCTAACATCCTCATAAACACAGTTTCCCAACTTGAACGAGCCATTGGAAGTTTAGTCCCAACATACTTTTCTTTGTTTTTCATTTCAAAACGGCCTTGAGCAAACTTAGCCATATTATGGACTCACATTGCGCTGTTTTGTAGTATCCTCTACTGGCTGTCGATATCCTAATGTAGATGTTGCCGGCCTATTGTTATTAAGTACTTCTCCGACTAACGCACTGATCTTTAGTGAGTCAAGCCCTGCAATACCATCAAGTACTTTTGAGATACTAATGTTTTCTAACTTGGCTTGTTTTAGTAGAGTAGTTGCAACAACTTGTGCTGCCGAATCTTCAAATCCTTTTTCTTTAAAGAATCCAATAGCAGTATCATAATCAACTGCATTATATTCTAGTGGAGTAGTACCGTAAACATCAAAGTATAACCTTGTACGTGCTGCACTATCTTGTATTTGCTTTGGTGGTAAATTAGTAGGCATGTTATGTTCCTATGTCGCCGCGTTTTCTCGCTACTGTTGTTTTATTCTTTGCATCGTTCTTAGGAAATATAGTTCCAGCAATTCCACTAATTGTATTTGAAATTTGATTTATACCTGCAGGGCTAGTTAAAATATTAAGAGCTTCACTTTTAAGTCCGTCTTTTGACAAGCCTCTAATATTTTTATATGTATTAACTGCGGCAATGGCTGTTCCTAAGAATCCTTGTGGACTACTAAATGCCGATCCGTTGCCAAGAGCTCCAAAAATTGATTCTAATCCATCAAGCACACCACCTTCGCCCGATAGTAATCCTGTTCCACCACCTGCAACTCCTAGTGGAGATGATTGGGTATCGTAGTGTAGATTAGTAAATCCTTTAGGTGATCCTTGTGAAACTGTACCTGCTGTATATTGTACTGCTTCATATTGTAGTGTCATTGAACTTGCTGCAGGCTCACTACCTTCAGCATAATCCATCTCACCGTGATCCCATTTTGTAATTTTAGGATTAATTAATGTGTATCCAATAAAACGTCTACGGCCCATTGTGTAGATAGTTACACTTTTAAAAAAGTCTACACTTGAGTTATTATCAAAACCATATGCATAGTTGTTTGTTTCTTTGCTTCGATAACGGTCTGCATCAAAAGCGCCTGTTGGCAAACTTCTATCTGCAACATAGTATCCATAATACAATGCCCACATAGCACTAATAACACCTTGATTATCGTCGTGCATTGAAAAGCTCACTGGATCATAAGTTATTTTTTTATATACATTATGTTTTTTGTTGTATTGATTTATTGTTTCAGTATCAAAACTAAACTTAGGAAGCCCTACATTTTTTACAAGTAGTCCGGTTTCTTCTGTATGTTTTTGTTTAAAGCTACCTGACTTTAGTGCAGTAGGATCAAATTCAAATCTAACATAATAGTTAAATTTAGTCCTAGGCGCAAGACGCATAGTATCGTCAATAAACAATCGTGTAGCATGAGTGTAGTTACCCATGATACCTTTAGGCTGAGTTAAGCCGGTTGCAAAATCTGATAAGAATCTAGTAAATTTGTTTGCCATACTATTATTTAGCCATAAAAAAAGCCCGGTTTATTTTCCGGGCTTTAAATATTGTTGTAACTGTTGAAGTTTTAGCCTTGGCCGCCACCTGCACCAGTAGTAGTTTCACCAAGTGTTCTACCAACCGCAGCACCAATTCCTGTGCCAACGCCTGTTTCACCTGCGCCCCATTGTACCATGTTGTCAAAGCGTATAGTTAATGCTACTTGCATTGCTTCGTTAGTACCGTAGTTTGCATCGCCGTAGTCTACGTTAGTTAGGAAACAACCATACATGTTTGATGTTTCTAATACGTTAACTCCGCCTTCACTAGCACCGTTACCACCGTCTAGTACTTCAATTTTAGTTGTAAATTTGTAATCAATACCTGATCTTGCAGATGCTTGTTCGACAAAGTCAAACTGTTTCTGTACCTGCTGTCCGACTAGTTTCTGTACAAACCCACTTGCATCGTCACGTAAGTTCAATGAAAGAGTTTCAAAGGTATACTTACCTGCTAGATACACACGTGAGTTGTAAACTTCTAGTGGCATTTCTTCAAAGCCTACTTTAGGTCTAGAAACATCTACAACTTGTTTTGTCAATTCAGTAGCTGCACTAACACCAAACCCTAAAAGTGTCACCCTAAAGCGATATTTTAGTTTTGGCATCAACAGTACTTGGTTTCCTGCGTCTGTTGGTACTCCAAAGTTGTTAAGTGATGTAATTGGCATTATATTTCTCCTGTGTTCTTGACACGCAACGGAATGTAAATAAATTCAATTGCCTTAATAGGTTCAATAGCAATATCAACATAAAGTTCATTCCTATCTACTCTTGACGGCGTATTATTGGATTCATCACATACAACTGCAAAGTCGTATAGAGCTCTTAGACCTACCAATTCAAGTAGTAAAGATTCAACTGCTTGTTTGATCTCGTCTCTTGTTATTTTATCGTTTGGCTCAAAGATATACGGTCTTGCAAGTTTGTTAAGTTGGCTACGTAAGTAAACAACTAAACGTGCTACATTAATTCTATCTAGTGCAGAAGCATTTCTAGCTCTAGTTTTCTGTCCGTAGTTAACAAGTCCTACACCATTAAAGAATGTAATTGGATTAATTTTCAATCCGTAAAGTGTATCTCTTTGTCCTTCGTTAAGTGCTACAGTTTGGAATTCACCTGTTGCTGCATCAATGTATCCTACTGATGTAGCGTTGCTAATTCCACCACGTCTTGTTCCTGCTGGAGCAAACCATGGAAACGATACTTGATCACTTAGTGCAATTGTTCTCATCATCATGTGTGAAGCTGGAACAACAGCGTTGGAACCACCTAAGTCAGTTGTAAATCCATTTGGATAAAACGCACCTAAGTATTCATCATAAGTTACAAGTCCATCGTCACTGTTATCAGTAACTAAGTTACTATTTGAACCGTATGTTAACAATGAAGTTGCATCACTTGCTAGTCTTAATGGTGTGTCACCAATAACAAACGCTGTTAAGCCTCTGTCAATATTAAGATTAACTAGGTTGCTCATTGTTTCTGTATAGCCTGGGCATGAAATTAAGTTAAAGTTTCTTGTTTCTTCGTCTCTAATTTCTGAGCTTGTGTCAATTACAGATTTAAGTGCTTGTACAACTACCATACGCTGTGCATGTCTACCAAATGATCCGCTACCATCTTCTTGGTTGCCTGATTGTGTAGACCATCTGTCTGTAGCATAGCCTGACATTGCTTCGTCACCAAAGCGTGTATTGTCAGCAGTTAGATCAACGTAGTTGTTGTTGTATTTCTTAACGTTTCCGCCACTTCTACGTAAGTTCCATAGCAACATACCTTTTGGATATAGTGCTGGATCTGGAGCATCTGGATCTACATAGTTATTAGTTAACAAGTCTAAAATAGTTGCTGCTGTGTTACCAGTAGCACCTGCTAGTCCATAACGTGCATCTCCAAATAGTACACCATTTTCTGTAGTTTGGTCTGTTTTATCAACAAGTACCCATGCTAGTGTATTTCCGTTCCAACGGTAAATTGTTGGAAAGTCTTCTAAACTAGCTGTTGAAATCCAAATATCACCATCTACAAGTGCTGTTCCGTCGCTTTGTCCTGTTGCTGCAAGTGGTTTTGTTGCAGAAACAATTGGTCCAGCTGGTGAACAATTAGCATACCCTGAGCTGTAATTTTGATAACCAACCCATGTTGTACCATTGTGAATCATTAAGTCAACGTCACTAAACTCTGGGTTATACCAAAGTTGTCCGTCTGCTGGTTCAGCTAATGGTGCTGTGCTAGTTGCTGAAAAACTATCAGCTGCTAGTGGTTTCCAGTTAGAAGCAATAAAGTCTTCAGCTGCGCCTGTTGGTGCTGCGTAGAAGTTAGCTGATCCTAATCCTGTGTTAATATTAAATGCAGTATATGAACTTGCAATCGGAGTATTAGTTCCGTCTGTAATTCTAAAGTCTCCACCAAGTTTGTGGAAAATTTGAATTTGGTTTGCAGAGTTAACTGAAGCTTCAATATTTGTAAAGCCTGCACTGTTAATAGCACCTGCTACCAAAGCTGCATCGTTTGCATTTGCTGCTGCTGTAAATGTAACTGTAACACCAGCATTTAATGTTGCAGAAGTTTTAATTCCTTCAGCAATTGTAAATGTGTTTGATCCTGCAGTAAACGTTGATGCTGTTACTGCTGCTGATGTAATAGTTGTGTTTCCTGTATTTGCTCTACGTAGTACTTTAAATGCAGCATCAATAGGAGTTGTATCGTATCCACTATTTTCTGTTGCGTTTGATTGTACATATAAACTATCAACTGGAATGTTAACACCGCCGCCTGCTCTATCTAAAGCAAAGATTGAAGATCCGTTGTTAGCATATATTGGAGCATTGTATGAAACCCATGCTAGAGTTGATGCATTCCACTTAGCTGCTCTCCAACGTGCGCCACTGTTAGGCTCAGTTGTTTTAATCCAAACACTTCCTGATGGACGTGAGTTTGTGTCGTCTGTTTTAAACTCAGGTACATTTGTGTGCGATGAAATTTGTAAAGCTGGTCCGTAGTATGTAGATTTTGCAATACCTAAATTTGTAAAGTTAACTGTTACTCCACTTAGGCCGTCACCAATTTCAATAGCATTTGTTTTAGCTGAATCGCCAATGCCGTCATCTAGTGTTCCGTCTGAGTAAAGATAAAGTCTACCGCTTACGTTTCTAGCAACAATACCTTGTGTTTCACTGATAGATCCGTTAATTGATGCTACCAAGTCATCTAAAGTACCTGTAATGCTAAAGTTTGTCCCGTTAATAGTAAATGTTTCACTACTAGCAGCTGATACACTGTAAGTACTACCAACGATTGTTGGATGGCTAGCTGTCCAATCGTTGCTTCCTACTTTAACCCAAAGTCCCTGTGCTACGGTTGAACCGTTACCTGCGGACTTGTACCAAACTGTTGCGTTTTCTTTTGAAGCTACATATGATCCGCTACCTTTAACAGTTTCGAATACAATAGCGTAGTTGCCAATTGCTCCTACTGAAGCAGTTGGTGCACCATTACTAATTTTTGAAGCATCGTCGTCTGTTAATACAATTGGTGTTTTAGCTGCAAACTTCTGGCCGCCTGTTGTAGTAACAGCAGCACCGTTCCATTCCTGGATGCCGTATGCACTTGATCCTGTATTAATCCACCACTTGCCGTCTGCTGGATTCGCTCCCGGAGCAGTTGTTGAGCCTTCTAATTCGTCTAAGTCAACATCAGCCCTAACAACAAAAGCTGCGTTTGATACGCCTAGTAAACTGTATCCAGCTAGTAAGCCGTATTCGTTTAGTTCGCTTCCGTGTATTGGTGTGTTGCTCGCTGTCTTCTTGAAGTTTGGAACTCCAAATAGATCAACTAATTCTTTCTGCGAGGTAACTTTATATGCTTTACCTGCGTTAGCTTTCAGCGTGCCTGCGGCTGTTGCCGTGCCTGCTGCATTTAATTTATCTTGCGATGATGAAATAACAATTAGCGGAGTTGTTCCTGGCTCAGCCGGGGTATACATACTCTCATCTATTACTGTTACTTCTACGCCTGGTGATGTTAGTGCCATCTTTATTATCTCCTGGTAATATTTTGTATCAGTCTATTACGTAAACTTGTTGCAATTGTATTTAGTATATATTTTAAAAATCACTGGGTTTAATACCACTTAAAAGGGGCAGAAAAGGTGTAAATACTATTATGAGACCACAATGTAAGTGCGGAATACGGCCACGTGCTGTAAATTATAAAAAAGGAAACACAACCTATTATAGATCGTTGTGTGAAGTGTGCAACAACAAAGGGCTGTACGCTGGCGTGCCTCGTTGGGCTCGTGCAGGATATAAAAAGAAACTTGAATGTGACAAATGCGGATTTAAATCACCGCATCAAGAAGTGTTTAGAGTTCTACACATTGACGGTGATTTAAATAATTGCAGACACAGTAATCTAAAAACTGTATGTGCAAACTGTATTAGTGTTTTGACTAAAGAAGGTATAAAATGGAAACAGGGCGACTTAACTGCTGACTATTAACTTTTTAATAATTGAGTACAAATCGTCTATTGATGTATCGTTTTCAATAATATGATCAAACTCTGTTCCTACCCATGCCCATTCACTAGCATGTATCTTATTAATTTTCATTTCGTTTATATGGAGATTTGATCCTTTGTTTGCTTGAACAGCACTGTCGTACCACTCAGGCAATCTACCACGCTGTACCCAAACAATTTTACCGCCTTGATTTTTAATAGCAGTAACTTCATTAGGAAATCGTACATCACTAACAATAACATCATCTTTGCTGCTACGTAGCTTATTTTCTAAACTTGCAATCCAAATATCATCATGAAAAGACTTACGACATACTTCTGTACCCCAATATTGAAGTACCCATCTAGGAGTTAATGTTGGCATACCTAGTCGTTCTGCCCACCAAGGATCTACTTGCTCTCGCCATTCACGTGCTTCTTTTGTACGCCCTTCAACTAGTGTACGGTCCCAGCCAAATACAGCCGACACTGCATCTTTAAGTGTATTAGCAAAACTTTCTCGTCTAAACTCATGGAAATTTACAAGGTAATCTGCAACAGTATCTTTGCCACTACCAATAAAACCGCATACGCCTATAATCATAAATTGTTTACTCCTAATGTAATGTATTCATTATACTAGGTTATAAACTAATTGTCAAGAGATTTTATTTAAATTTGTTTAAGCGTCTTACCAATTTAGTAGCTGTATTGATATTTTTGGTTCTGCTCTGACGTCGAGCTTGTTGCACACTAGTTTTAGCTCTAGTAGTTTTCATACGCTGTGCTTGTGCTACGTTAGGATGATCCCAACATTTAGCTGGATGTGAAACTTGTCTACTTTTTCTTGGACCCGACGGACAACGGAACTTCATTTTAACCGATCCGCCTCTTGCAGTTGCTTTTCCTCTGCCCCAAACCATAGCATCGTATAGTTCTTCGTCTTCCCACATAAATTCAGATGCTTTCATTATCCAATAATCCAACTGTAACCAGATCCGCCCGGAACTAATGTAATAAGCTCTTGCGTTAATCTTTCTAAATCTGCCAATCCTTCTGCTTTCATGGATGGTCCGTTAAGTGCTGTTCCGCCTTGTGGCCCTGCAATACTTGCAAATTTCTCTCTTGCTTGTCCTAGCATAATTTTACAATTAGCTAATGTGTAATCTTTAATCCACTGTCCTGCATACACATCTGCTAAAATAATATGATCTGGCTTTTCATTATACGCCCAAAGAAGTACTTGTTCAGATCCTCTTGGTCTCTGCATAATAGTTAATTTTTTACTTTGAGGGTTCCAAGTAAAGTTAATAAACGATCCAAACATCTTACCAACTAGTTCTTGGTATTGTGCAAATAATTCATAAGTTGCAAGTCCGCCCATGTTAGTTGAACTTAGCAAATATGTATTAGTATAAGCAAGGTTGAACGGTTCAAACACTGTTCCGCCGGATCCGTTACCTGTTCGACTTCCTACACTTCTTCTGAATATCTGTCTTACTTGCTGTATCTCATGTGGCAATATATAATCGTTTTGATCTTTTTCAAGTGCAAGAGTAATATAGCTTTCTTCTACAGCATTATCACTACGTTGACGAAAAACACCCAATGCTCTTTTTAGTCCTGTTTCGTAATGAACAGGATCTAATTCAACATCAATCATACCGTCACCTAGCATGGCTTTACAGTAATCAAAAACTTCTTGTTTTGCAGTTTCTATTTGGCTCATATAAGTATTTATCCGTTGGAGATAGATTAGGTAAATAGTTATACCATGCCAAGACTTAGTTTATATAGACCCGAAAAGGGCAACGATTACAAATTTCAAGATAGAACCGTTTGGGAGATGTTCCAAGTGGGTGGAACCGACGTGCTTCTACACAAGTACATAGGACCGGGTACCTCACAGGAAAACACACCGTCTACACCAGTATACAGTCAAGATGATCCTACAAATATTCAGGACATGCTGTTCTTAGAAAACAGAGATCGAAAATACGATCCAGACATTTATAGATTGCGTGGTGTATACAATGTACAAGATATTGATTTTAATTTAAGCCAATTTGGTTTATTTTTACAAAACGATACAGTGTTTGTAACATTTCATATTAACGATACTGTTGAGAAACTAGGAAGAAAATTATTATCAGGAGATGTTATTGAGCTTCCTCATTTAGATGACGAACATGCTCTTAACGATCTTAACTACGCTCTAAAACGTTTTTACGTTGTTGAAGATGTAAACAGAGCAGCTGAAGGATTTTCAAATACATGGTATCCACACTTATATCGTGCAAAATGTAAACCACTTGTTGACTCACAAGAGTTTAAACAAATACTCGATGGTATTGCAGATGTTGAAAGTTTAAAAGGTACGTGGAACGCAGAGTCAACTTACTTTCCAGGTGATATTGTTATTGCACCAAACGGTGAAAAGTATACAGTACTTGCAGAATGTACAAACATTCAACCACCAAATGAAACACATTACAAACTTGCAGATACACTCAAAGATATTATGAGTACGTATGAAAAAGAAATGCAGATTACTCAAGCAGTTCTTAATCAAGCAGAAGCTGATGTTCCGCAATCAGGCTATGACACTACTAAGTTCTATACCATGCAGCAAGACATTAAAGGAAATACAGAATTAGTCACAGCTGATAGCAATGACTTATTAATTCCGTCTACTGATACTGCTGGTAATACACTATTAGATGATCAAGGCAACGAAATTTACATGGCAATAACCGCTGATACAGTATACCAAACACCAGATGGTAATGCGTATCCGGGTTATATTATTGGCGATGGATTACCTGAAAACGGTGCGCCGTTTACACAAGGTATTGCATTTCCTCTAAATCCTATGGAAGGACAATTCCACTTACGTACAGATTACAAACCTACACGTTTGTTTAGATTCGACGGAGTACGTTGGAGAAAAACTGAGGATGATGTAAGAACAACAATGAGTAATTTAGGGCCAAGCGATGTAGCTGTTGGTGCTGACTTTGCTGGTAAGGATGCTGCAACTAACAAAGGCAAGGATTCGTTTATCAACAATACTACAGTTAATAGCATTGGCGGAAAACAAGTAGCAGAAAAACAGAGCTTGAGTAAAGCTCTTAGACCTGAGGCAGACGAATAATGGATTTCTTTTATGACGGCCAAATAAGAAGATACGTAACTCAGTTTATGAGAATCTTTATTGGTTTTAAATATCAAGCAGGCGATAAGTCTGAGCAAACAGTGCCAGTTATGTACGGAGACCTTTCAAGACAAGTTGCAGCATTAATTAGAGAAAACTCTGAAAACAAATTGCCAACAGTTCCAAGAATAGCTTGTTACATTACAGGCATGGAAATGGACAAGACTAGATTATCTGATCCAACATTTGTTAGTAAACTAAGTGTTAGAGAAAGAGATTTTTCTTTTGATGAAAATAACGTAGCTCAGTATACAGGAGCGCAAGGTAATGCCTATACTGTAGAAAGACTTTTACCAACTCCATTTATGTTAAACATGAAAGCAGATATTTGGACTTCAAATACAGATCAAAAATTACAACTGTTAGAACAAATGTTAGTATTATTTAATCCGTCATTAGCTATTCAAGCTACAGACAACTACATTGATTGGACAAGTTTAAGTGTAGTTGATTTAGTATCTACTAATTTTAGTTCACGTGCTATTCCTGTTGGTGTTGATAGTGATGTTGATATTTGCTCACTAGATTTTACAATGCCAATTTATATTTCTCCTCCTACTAAAGTTAAAAAACTTGGTATTGTAAGAAGTGTTATTGCAAACATCTTTACAGAATCCGGCGATGTAACAAATTTAAGTGATTTAATTTATGATGCATCATCAGCACAAGCATCAATATACGCTAATGCACGTTATGGAGTATTATTGTTTAAAGCAAATAATAATCAAGCATACGATTACGAGTTAACTATTATAGATAATGATGAAGCTGTTAATTCGTTAGGATTACAAAAAGAAATAAAAAGTAAAACTACCGAAATTGATTGGACTGCTGTTATAGATAAACTAGGCGGATACAAAGCTGGATCTCGAATATACTTTATGCAGCCCACCGGATTTGAAATGGTTGGTTCATTTGCTATTAATCCGTCAAATCCAAAAGTACTACTTGTAACATTTGATCAAGATACAATTCCAACTAATACAAGCATCGCATCTACAGTTAACGGCGTTGCTGCAAAATCTACAGTTGATGCAATTATTGATCCATATAAGTTTAATCCAATTACAACCTGGGGAAGTCATAGTGCTATTCCGTTAGGTACAAGATACCTTGTTCTAGATGACGTTAACGATAGTGAAAATGTTGGACAAAGTTATCGTGAAACTCCGTACAACGAAGCGTATGACGGAGCTGATGCATGGAAAGGCACAACTGGTAATGATCCTATTATTGTAGCAAACTCTATTATTGAGTGGAATGGTACAGATTGGATTACACTAAAAGATCCAAACACACTTGTTGCTCCAACATACTTCCAAAATTTAAAAACAGGTATTCAATACAAGTGGACAGGAACTGAATGGTTAAAATCTTTCGAGGGAGAATATTCATCAGGATTCTGGAGAATAGACCCCAACCCTAGCTAAGTATCGTTATGCAGAAACGAGCAGGCTTATTATATCTTTCATTAGACACCCAACGTATACTTCTTATATTAGAAAACGAGAAGTGGACCGTACCAACCTTTGCAAAGAAAACTTCAGTAATTGACGATAGTACAGAGTTACAAGGTAAGTTTGCTAAAGGTAAGATTGTACCTATTGAGTTATATCTTAGCCAAGACAAAGGGTTTGAATACGGAACATATATGTGTTTAGTTGATCACGAATTTTTAACAATCAATACTGCTACGTTTTGCTGGAGTGATTTAAATTACCTACCCAAGAACCTACATACCGGGTTACGGAATACATTAAATAATAGTCTAATTAGAACAAAGATAGAAACTATTTTGGAGTTAAACAAAGATGCTAACATTATCTGAAGCACCGGTCTTTCTAAATGAAGTACAAAAATTTCAAGAAAGAATTGACCAAATATCTAATACCGAAGCTGCTGTTTCGTGCAATAATTTATTACAGAAGTTAATTACTACAGTTAAAAAAGTAGATGAGCTTCATAGTCAATTAGCGTTTGAAGCCACTAGTGCTGACAGAGCACCTGAAGCTAGGCAAGACATTGCTGTTATTAGAAAAACACTTGATAAGAAACTTAAAGAACTTAGAGTTTAAATAGCTGCTATAGATTTAATAAAAATCGATCCTACCATAGCAGCATGATTAGTACACTGATATCTATACCCGCCTGATAAACTAGATGGAACTTTCCAATACAACACTCCGCTAGTTGCTCCGTTAGCAGCAGCACCTGTTGTAACAGTGCCACTATCTGATACGTGTACTAGTCCAGTATTATATGCTGTACCAATTGCGTTTTGAATTTGGAAAGGATGACTGGCGCCTGAGGTAATTCTAAATGCAATAGTTGTTCCGCTTATAGCATATATTGTAGCGTTATTATCAGCATATTGATCAAACAAGTATGCCGATGTACCTATATTAGTAACCACTAATTTAGTAATTGCAGGCAAATACACATCAGCTATTGTTGTTCCTGAACTAGCTACATCTGATAGTGATGCAAATGTAGATGCTACACTTGCAGCAGGAGTAAATGTAAATACACCTGTGCCATCATTATAAGCTAAACTACCAGCTCCTGAAGCAGACGCAGTTGTTACACTTAAATCTGTTAATGATATTCCTCCGCCTCCTCCACCCGATGATGCAAAAGTAACTGTGTCTGTTGCAGCATCTGTAGTAATAGTCATACCAGAAGCAGCAACTAAGGTTAGTGTATCTGATGTACTATCTGCTAAAACATTGTCTTGTCCTGCAACTGATATAGTAGCAAACGACATGCTCGAAGCACCGCCTCCGCCACCAGAGATAACGATGTTCCAAGTCGTACCGTCCCATTGCCATGTAACGCCACCGCTTGAATACTGAGCTCCTACTGAAGGACTGTTTGGAAATGCTAATGCCATAATATTTGTTCCTCTACTGTATTTATACTATACGCAAATTAGTTATAGTAACGCCACCGCTTGTTGCAAATGGTTGACTTGAGTTGTATTTGTTGTATAAAATTTTACCTGCTGATCCCATAATACTAGTGGTATATTGATTGTAATCAGTGCTTGAGCTTGTTGTAAACATTACTGCAGGTGCGTTTCCTTCTAACTTTTGTTTAAGTTGTGCAGGTGTTAATGTAGGATCTACTTGTAAGTTTAATGCTCCTACACCACATACTTGCGGACTTGCCATACTTGTACCACTAATAGATTGTTGTCCCCAACTGCTGTTTAATTTATATACTGATGGTCCGCCAATTTCTGATACGTTTGAACATGCACTAATAATATTTGTTCCGGGTGCCCATATAGTTACAGCAGGGCCTTTCATGCTGTCTGGCTTAGTTACATCTAAATTGTTTAAAATTCTGCTATCGATATTTCCAACATTAAATACCCCAGTTGCATATGGCGATGGGGGTCTATGATAATTGTATGTTCCGTATCCAGTAAATGTAACAGTATTATTGTAATCGTCTCCGCCAAGAACATCAACTTTATAATAATCATTACCTGCTGCAATACAAATATGTATACCATCTGCAACCATATCTGCAACTTCAGCATCAACGTATGCTACTTGGACAGGAATTTTCCATCTTGTTCCTACAAAAGGTACAACACCTACGTTTGCCCATACCTGGTTAGCATTAGCGTAGTCAACACCGTAAGTCCATGCTGCTCCTCGGTAGTTTCCAGATGCTGGAGTTTCTGTATTAGGAATATTAGTTCCGTATCCCCAACTCATGTTAACAATGGTTGGTCTTTTAACTTTTGTAATTGGATCAATGGGTTTTTTGCTGTGCCATAGTCTAATACAATCAAATGAATTTGTAATACTAATACCATTATTAGGATCTGTTGAGCCTTCCAACGCTCCTAACTTCTGTGCATATATTCTTGCACCTTTTGCCCAACCAAAGGTTTTACCTGCTACTGTTCCTGTAACATGTGTACCGTGTCCGTGCAAGTCTGTATAAAAAATTGTATCCTGTGTTCCTGATACAGTACTTTCTTTGTACCAGTCAATCTGCTGTAGTCTTGAACTTGATGTATTTGAAACATATCCTGACGATCCTGCTACAAATGGATTTCCTGTATCGCCGTCTGGGAAAATACTTTGTAAAACATCAATGTCAATTTTTTCAATTACATCTTTAATATGTGTGTTAAACAATCCATAACCTAACGGGTTATTAGCTTGTACGCCTGCTGGAGTACGTGCAGAGTCAGCCCATTCAGGAGCTAGACTGCCACCGTCCCATAAACTTGTATATTCAAACATTGCAAAGTTTAGTAGATATAAGTATTCTTTTACTGCTACAGGAAATGTATCGGCATCTGTTTTCCAGTTAGGTGCATAACCACTTGCATCCCATATACTGTTATCTTCTGCTTCTTTCATTGCAAGGAACATTGGTCCTGTTGCCCAGTCTGCATCATAGTCTGGATACATTTTTAATTCTCTAGCTTCGAGCCCATACTGATGTATTGTATGAAACACATGTTCTATTACTTCTGATATATCGTTGTTGCCAGTACCCGGCGTGCCACTTGAATTTAAATACCAAACCATATCGTTAACAGCATGGCTATCTAGAAACCCTTGATAACCGCTATAACTACCAATGCCACCGTCAGTTAACCAATTAGGTGAGTAACTAGCACCACCGCCGAACCCAACTCGTTGTGCTGCTGGAGTTCCTGCATGCCACGTACCTGTATCGCCTCTTAGGTTTTCAATAAGTTTTTTTTGTTTTTCGGTGTTTGTTGTTTTACGTGGAGTTAGTAATAGCTCAACTGTTCTTGCAACTTTTTTTGCAAACTCGCTATGTACAGTTGTTGCTCCGCCTACTGCTCCTGCAACTACAATTTTAAGTCCGTGTACATTAATACTTCTATCAAACACAGCGCCATTAGTACTATCTGTAACTAACGGACCTGCGGCATAATGATCTGGTGCTACAAAATTTAATGTTTCCCATTCAGGGTGGCCACCTTCAATTCCGCTATCTTGTATTACAACGTCAACTCCTTGGCCATCTAACGGATAGGTGTAAGGGTTTACTATTTGTGTAATTGTTTGTTCGCCGGGAGTGGCACCGTTACCATAATTTTCTGTTTCACTTATACAACGCTGTAATCCCCAATTGTCAATATTACCACCACTACCAGAACCTCTAAAAAATGTTCCTGCTTGTGAAGCTCGCAAACTTATTTGAACATCGTCACGTTCTTCAACAGGAATTTCAACAGCTAAAACTCTAGCATCGTTTCTTAAATTTTCTGCTTCTGCGTCTGATAACATGAAGTGAGTTGATACTCTAGAAGCTTCACGAGGATTTGCAATTGTAACTTTTCTTGTTGGAATTGTATCTGAACCTAGTGCTGAAACCATCTCTGCATCAAGTGCAGCAAGATCAACTCCGGGGTTTACTGTAACAATATATTCTCTGTCAGCCATGCTTTATACCTATACCAAGCTCGCCCAAGCACCATTTTCGTATACCTGTGCTTTGTTCAACGTAGTGTCATATACCATATCACCGTTTGCAGGTGTTAGTGCATTTTTCTGTGTTGTTGTAAAGCTAGGCAGTCTAAATGGAGCACCGGTAACTCTTACACCGTCTTGTGTATCTAAAACTAGTGTTGAACTACTTGTAATCTGAGGTGTGCCAGTATCGGTCTGTGCGATAGTTTTTACTGATAATGTATCATTTACTGTTAAATTCTGTGTTGTATGATTAGTTGTTGTAAAGTCTGTTACTGAAAACTGTGCTGCTGTAAGCAAATTGTTTACAGTTAAATCGTTTTCAACAGTTAAATCACTTTGCATTGTAACAAGTGGAGTAACACTTATAGATGAACTATCACCTGTGTCAATGTTTGAACCTGTGAATACAAAGTTACCTACTTCAGCTGCAACTGCTCCGCCTGTTGCTGTACCACCTGATGACCATGCACCAAAGCCTGTACCGTTTACAGTTGTTGATAACGCACTATCAGAGTATAAAGCAAACGATGTTGAAGTTGCAATGTTTACGTAGTATTCGTTACCATTAAGCTGCGTCATGCCAACAACACCAGTAATAGTTACTGGCTGTCCTTCATAGAAACCGTGTGCAGAAGCTGATGTAACTACTACCGGATTTGCTTGAGTTGCTCCGCTAATAGTTGCGGCAGCTGATCCGCTACCAACAGCGTCTGCGGCAGGTGACCATTGTGATCCGTCCCATTTAAGTACTTGGTTAGGACTCGGTGAACTTGATGCAACATCAGATAGTGTTGTAATTGATGTTGCTGTTAAATTTTGTAATGCACTATCTGCTTTAGTACCTTGTGCTGATGTTGCAGCATCTGTAATACCATAACCTGATATTGTAGTAGGCTTGCCTGTCAAACTTGTGAATGATTGTGCTGGTATACTTGTTAAATAACCTGATAAATCTGGTGGAGTAAATGTAAATACACCTGTGCCATTGTTGTATGCAAATGCTGATGTTCCGGCAGCCGCTGTGGATACACTTAAATCTGTTAATGCAATTCCGCCTGCATCTGCGGCATTTACCCAAGCTGCGCCATTGTATTTTAATACCTGATTAGTACTTGGTGTTGTAATAGTTACGTTTGTTAAATCTTGTAGGGTTGAAGGAATTGCAGGATAACCTAATACAGGTTGTACCCATTGATTGCTATCGCCATCATTGATATAAACATACAGTAGTCCATTATTGCTATTAAACCAGATTGTGCCTTCTGTTGGTGTACTAGGTGCTGTTAGACTTACTTCAATACTGCCGCCACCGCCACCGCCAACTCCTGCTGCTGTTGCTTTTGCAGCAAATACAGAGTTAGTAATATTAGTTAAATCGCCTCTTGCTAGTGGTAATCCACCTACAATCTCTGAGTCAAATAGTCTTATGGTGTTATTATCTTTATCGTAAAAGATCTCACCCCTGGCACCAGTCTTTCGGTCAAGAAACTCTGCATCTCTTGGTACTACTCTAAGATTATTAATGATAGGTATATTAGCCATATTTTCAATTCTTCCACTGTTATTACAAAGTATTTATCTGAATCAGACTAATAGGCTGTTAAACTTTCTAACCATAAATATACGTATGATCATAGATAAAGACATCGCCACTTGGCAAGAGGTCCTAAGACCTGAAGAATGTGCTCAATTAATTGAGTATTATGAACAATTACAAAAATTGGGCATGGCGCATTCTCGCCAGTCCATAGGTGATAATTCTGCACACAACAAAGCAGATAATGCAGTGTTTCTTTTAGAACAACCGGCATTAAATCTGTCAACTGATAACCCTGCTGTGTATACATTTCTAGAAAGATTTATAGATTGTTGGAAACAATATACAGCCCATTATAGTGTGTTAACAGATTGTTCACCGACTAGAGTGTATTATATGAAAATTCAAAAAACACTACCAGGAGAAGGATATCACACTTGGCATTTTGAAGCTGATAACAAAGAAAGAGCTGGTAGAGTAGCTGCGTGGGGATTGTATCTTAACACTATTGAAGAAGGTGGTGAAACAGAATGGTTGTATCAACAAAAAAGAGTTCCAGCAGTTCAAGGTACACTTGCAGTTTGGCCTGCGGGATATACTCACACACATAGAGGTAATCCACCACTAAGTGGAGAAAAATATTTATTAACTGGTTGGGTAGAATACTAATGAAAATTATTCCTACATTTCCAACGGATATGTTTGAATTTCAAAATACCGAGATTGACAATAAACTATTAATTCCCGAACTTGAAAAATATGCAGATGCCGTTAAGTCTAGCGAAACAATAAGTTCGATGAGAAACCTACACGACAAAGAAGGATTGCAACCTTTATTTTCTTGGATTAACAAATGTATTGAAGAAGTTAGAATTAATCAAAAATATGATTGCGAAGGATTTGCAATTACTAGTAGTTGGTTTAATAGAGCATTACCACAAGACGGAATGAGATTACATTATCACAGGCACTCGATGAGTTTTCTTAGTGCTGTGTATTATGTAACTGACGGAAGCCCTACTGTGTTTGAAGATCCAGTAAAACATAGAACTGAAGCACAACTAGAAGTATTAAGACACGAATACGCTCCGCACCATTTTATAGAAGCAGTTCCTGGGAAGTTAGTATTATTTCCTAGTTGGTTGTTTCATAGTTCAACACCGCATTTTGGAAACGAAGACAGATATGTTATTAGTTTTAATGTAATGCCCACAGGAGCAATTAATTACAATCTTGCAACAGACTCTGTTGCAAATATAGAAGTGCATAACAAGGAAAAAGGCGTATGATAAAAAGTTTACTAGTCTTAGGTGGTGGAAACGCTGGACTTATGACTGCATTATATCAAAAAACAGCAATTAGTAATATTGATATTACACTTATTAAGTCTAACAAGATTGGCACAATCGGAGTAGGTGAAGGTAGTACAGAACACTGGAAACGATTTGCACAAGCAGTTGGTATAACGCTAAAAGACCTTTTTGAAGAATGTGGCGCAACTATTAAAATTGGTATCAAATTTGAAAATTGGCACGGTGATGGTACTAGCTATTATCATAGTTTGGCCGAGCCGTATTTATGGACTGACGGATATACTGGTGATGCACACACACTGATGCGTTTAATTGCAGATGGTACTAGCACTGAAGAATTACATTGGGACTTGCCAATGCAAGGATGGTTAAGCCCACCGTTTGAAGATTATTATCAGTTCCATTTTGATAGTGAAAAATTAAATGCATATCTATTAAAGAGGTGTATTGAAGCTGGAATTAAAGTAATCGATGCCGAAGTAGTTGATACTGTATTAGATCAAAACGGATTTGTTGATTATGTTGTTGACTCAACTAATGCAAAACATCATGCAGATTTCTTTATTGACAGTAGCGGATTTAAAAGAGTTATTGCATCTAAGCTAGGAGCAGAGTGGGTTGATTGGTCTAAGTATCTGCCAATGAATAGTGCTATTGCATTCCAAACACCATACGAAGAAAAAATTCCTCCTTACACATTATCTAAGGCAATGGATGCAGGTTGGCATTGGCGCAGTCCTGTACAAGATAGATTTGGTAATGGATATGTGTTTAGTGATCAATTTATTTCAGAAGACGAAGCCGTTAACGAAATACAAAAACATTTTACAGATACAATTAACATTGGTAGAAAAATTAACTTTGTATCAGGAAAAGTCAATAAGTTTTGGATTAAGAATTGTGTAAGCATTGGGCTTAGTAGTAACTTTGTTGAGCCGCTAGAAGCAAGTAGCATTTCAACTACTATTCAACAATCAAGAGCGTTAGCAGGTTCTTTAGCAACTTGGGATCGCAACGACACTGGCACCATTAAAGAATATAACAAAACATTTGACGATTGTTTATCTAATGTATTAGACTTTATTCAGTTACATTACTTTACACAACGCAATGATACTAAGTTTTGGCAATGGTGCAATAACGAAATTACTATGACAGACTTTAATAAAGAAAACATAGAGATGTTTAAAACTAATTTTGTTAATCAAGTATTGTTACCCGAAGACGGAACACATGGCAGTTTTAGAATATACGATTGCTTAAATTGGATTCAAGTGATGCACGGGTTAAGAATGTTTGATCAAAAAAATATTAAAAAATTGTACGAAAGTCGTTATAGTCATTATCGTACACAGGATATACAACAATTAGATCAACTTCCGCAAACTACTACAGGAGGCACATGGCTTACTTGTAGACAAGCAGTAGACAGTATTAAAGGAAAAGGGATCACTTACTCACTATGATGATTCAATCTTTAACAATATTAGGAGGCGGGACTAGCGGACTAGTTTCTGCAATGATAATTAAAAAATCTTTCCCTCATATTAACCTTACACTGTTGCGTTCATCTAAAATTGGAATTATTGGTGTAGGTGAAGGATCAACTGAACACTGGGAACATTTTTTAGGGCATGTCGGTATTGATGTGCCAACGCTTGTAAGAGAAACAGGCGCCACATTTAAAATTGGTATTAAGTTTACTAACTGGAATGGTGATGATAAAAGTTATTTTCATAGTTTAACAGACGCATACGGTTCATTAGATCCAAGCAATGAAATGCCAGTATCGTGGATGAAAATGATTGCTGATCAATGGGACCCTTTAGACACTGCATGGAAACGTACACAAGATAGTTTACATGCTGAACCATTACATGCTACAGTAGCACAGTATCATTTTGATACACACAAATTGAACGAGTTTCTTGTTAAAGAATGCAACAATCGAGATATTAAAGTATTAGATGTTGACATACAAGATGTAATTTTAGACAATACAGGTAATGTAGAATCGTTACTTGATACTACAGGTACTAAACACACTAGTGAGTTTTTTATAGATTGTAGTGGTTTTAATAGAGTAATTTCGTCTAAACTTGGACAACAATGGATAGACTGTTCTCATCAATTACCAATGAATAGTGCTATTGCATTTCCAACAGCTAGAACTGAAGACATACCTTCGTGGACAGAAGCAACTGCATTAAGTAGCGGATGGGTTTGGAGAATACCAACACAAGATAGATACGGTAACGGATATGTGTTTAGCGATAACTTTATTAACAAGACGCAGGCATATGACGAAGTATCACAATACTACGAAAACGTATTAGGTATTAAAAATTTAGAAATTGGAAAAGATGTAAAATTTAATGCTGGGTATGTTAACGAATTTTGGAATAAAAACTGTATGTCATTAGGTCTTAGTGCTATGTTTGTAGAACCATTAGAAGCAAGTTCGATTGGATCGACTATCCAGCAAACGTTTCTGTTGGTGGGATCACTTGCATACTATCGAAAAGATTCATCTAGTGCATTAGTAAAAACATTTAACAACAGAATGAATAAAGTTGCTACTAACATTATTGATTTTATTCAAATTCATTATGTTACTAAAAGAAACGACAGCGAGTTTTGGAAGTGGTGTAATCAAAATATTGAACTAACTGATTTTAATAAAGATACTCTTGGTACCTTTAAGCAAACATTTGTAAGTCCAAGCTATTTTGCAGAGCCTATGACAATGTTTAGTTTTTTAAATTGGTTACAAGTTATGCACGGCTTACACATGTTTGATTATGCATCTATTAAATCTTTTTGGAACACTAATTTTGCTAGTGTACACAACAATCAGATTTCAAGAGTTATTCATGAAGGTACTGCTGACCGTCCTGATCATGGAACAATTTATACTCATAGAGAAGCACTAAACATACTAAAGGAGAGATATCTTGAATCCCAATACAGCCTCTAATCTTGTTATACTTGGCGGCGGCGTTGCAGGTTGGCTAACTGCATTAGTTGTTAGAAAAAAGTTTCCATCTATGCAGATTACTGTAGTAGAAGATCCCAATAAACCTCCTATCATTGCAGGCGAAAGCGGCACTACTACATTTGTTGAAATGTTAAAACATGTTGATATTGATTTTGACGACTTTGTTAAACACACAAAATCTACTCCTAAGCTAGGTGGTAGCTTTAAAGACTGGAGTGGTGTTGGTAGTGAGTTCATACATTGTTTACAAACTGATTATGCACCTTGGTTAGACGGTTGGACTGACACTAATAAAACTGTTAAAGACGTATCTCTTGGTGAATTAAAAAATATTATGGTAGCCGAAAGACAAAAAGATCTGTATCAAGCTACTTTACTAGGAAACAATGTACCGTTGGCAGATGCGTTTTATGCAAATTATTTTATTAAAGAAAACAAAGTTCCGTTTGGTGCAAGTAAATCTGAATTGCCTATTATTCCAATGTGGCATAACGAAAGTAGAGCAACAGCAGCATATTTAAAATCTATTGCATTAGAACGTAATATTAATTTAACAGAAGGCACATATGTTGATGCAACACAAAATAGCAATGGTAACTTAACATCATTAGTGTTAGATGACAACCGAGAAATTAATGCAGAATGGTTTATAGATTGTTCTGGATTTGCAAGACTGCTTATTGGTAAAAAACTAAAAACTAAAGAGCATGATTATTCTAATTACTTTACACATAGGTCAGTAATTGCGTGGTGGGACGAACCAAAGTATTCACCAACTACCAATGCAACTGCAATGAAATACGGATGGCGCTGGAATATTAATTTACAGCATAGATCAGGAAACGGATACATATTTGATCCAAACTACTTAACACCTGATCAAGCACTAGAAGAAGCACGTAGTGTATGTGGAGATCATATTGAGCCTGTTGCATCATTTACGTATACACCAAGTGTTATGGATACAAGTTGGAATAAAAATGTTATAGCAATTGGTCTTAGTAGTGGGTTTTTAGAGCCATTAGAAGCAAACGGCATTGCGATTATTTGTGAAAGTTTATTTGCATTACAAGACTTATGGGACCCCAATAGAAGGGATCATACTGCATTCCAAGAACGATTTAATCATAGAGTATCAATTGTATATGACGATATTAAAGATTTCATTGCACTACATTTTAGAGGAAACCGAAGCGACACAGACTTTTGGTTAAGTCATATGCACGACCAAGAGCGTATTCCAGAATCTCTAAAACAAAAATTAAAACAATGGGAAATGTTTTGGAAAGGCCACTCGCCTGTTGAGCCAGTTTTTAACGGTTACTCGCCGGCTGCATGGATGCAAGTTATCCAAGGATTAGATATATTTGATAGTACATACTTTACACACGCATTTGCAGATAAATTAGATATTGGCAAACAAGTGCTAAATACTAACGTAAACCGCTACAAAGAACTTGTAGCTCCATTCTGGACAATCGACGAATGGGTGCAGAATATTGATAAATAAAGATATAGGAGTTATATTATGGCAACTTACAAAATGATTATTAGAGTAGAAGCTGGCAAATCGCCAATTACTCAAGATACATGTGAAGCAAAAAACAAAGAAGAAGCATCAAAAATCTTTGAAGAGCGTCACACACCAGCTAGAATCGTTGCTGGGCCTACAAAAGTTAGCGACTAGTTATCGCTTAAACCCCAGCATATCTTTAACGCTCTGTACTTCGTCTTTTATTTCTTGACGAACGTACTCAGCAGGCAATCCTAGTGCAGGTTTCGTATCCCATTTTAAATGTGCATACGGACCTGTGGGATTGACATACTGTAAAAATGCTTGAATTACTTTATTACCTTTGTATGGATCTCTCCAGTGTTCGTGTCTACGCCCACTATAAATTACAATATCACCAACCTCTAAATTAATTTCGTGTACAGTACCTTCTTTGTTTTTAATGTAAAACGGCCAAGTAATATCTTCTTTTGATATAGCTACTGATACTGATACTTCTGAACTTTGACGATCAAAGTGTTTTTGTAACTCAGAACCTTTATAGTATATTCTAGCATAAGAGTATACTGGTACTAACTCACTGCCCCATTCTTTTGCAACCAAAGGATTTAGTTTTACCATTAATGTTTCAAACATTAACGGAGCGTATCTTGCAAAAGTGTTTTCACAAAGGTCAGACAAGTCAGCACCAGAATACAATACGTTGCAAACTTTTTCCATCATTTCATATTCTAATGCTAGAAAATCGCAAAGTTCTTTTGATACTGCACCTTTAATAATTTTATAATCTTCAATCATAGTAATGGCATTAACCCCATATTTCCAAACGGACGTTCTTCGTAGTTTCTATACAAAGGACTATTTGGTATGGTGTGTACGTCAAATCCTATAGTTGTACGATATCCTTCATACGGTTCTAACACTTGAACTTCATGCATTGCATTGCCAGGACCAAAGTATATTTGGCCTGGCTTGTTTTCAATTGTCCAATTATCAAAAACAGTATTTGTTTTCTTTGGGTCAATACTAATGTACCCGTGGTAATCAAATTCATGACCGTGGCGTGTTAAACACTCGTCATGCTTATGATAGTTCAGCCACGCTTGTATCCACAATGGGCGTTCGTTACCTAAATGACTTTTAACAAATGTTCCTAGTTCTTTATAGATGCCGTGAAAAATTGTTGAAGGAGCAGTTAATGCAAATACATTATATAAATTGTATGACCAAGTTGAGTCGTTGCTAGATGGAAATAGTTTATGAAAATTCCTGTGTGCATTATCTAAATGATCGAAAATCTGAGTCTTATTATCAATTATATATTGACTTTCATGTAAGTAGTATTCGCTCATGTTAGCTGTACTCTATCTAAATTCATGTTAATAACACATCTATAATTTGAATCTTTAGCAAAGCTACTACTATGATAATACTTGCCTGGAAACACAACTACTCTACCTTGCTTAGGTTCAATGCGTTGTTTGACTGTAAACTTATTTGATTGAATACGCATAATATCATCTTTGCCTGCATCGTAATCATCGTTTGTTTCATTAAAGATAACTGTGTCACCGTCACTATCGTTGACATAGTAAATTGCATTCCAATGCTCAAAGAAGCTATCTATGTGCGGCATATGGTGGTCTAACGTGCTTGTTTTATTAGGTAGGGTCAAGTTAGCCCGCATACGTATAAGCCTGTTATACGGCGTCTTAGACGCACTAGTAACGCTTAAAACAAGCGGATATAAGAAGTTAAAGTGTTGACTAGCAGCTTGTTGGTTTTCATAAAAGAAGTGATTAAATCCTGCATGATTACTTTCGCCTTGTAGTTCTGCATCAGGTGATACCATTGTTTGATTAAACACCCAACCAAACTCCCATCCTGTCATTAAATTTTTAATATGATCAGAATAATCTTTTGGGATAACATTGTCAATTACTATAATATCGTCATTCATCCTGGGTACCTCTGTACTGCTGTGCCATAAAATGTTAGCATTAATGTGTTGTCTGTAAAGTTTGATATTTTATAAGGTACTCGAGGATCCCAAAGTACACATCTATTAAACACGTTTTCTACAGACATAGTTTCATTATGCATAACACTATCATAAAATTTTATTCCACTATAGGGTATATGATCAGTTGTTAAAAATATAGTGCCTGCTATATTAAACGAAGGTCCTATTACTTTAATTTGATCAACGGATTCTTTGTTTATTTTTTGATATTCACAATGTAAAAATGTAAACAAGTCTTTTCCTACAACATGATTAATTAACTTTCCGAGTAAGCCTTCAAACATATCAATATCAATCATATCTAAAGTTGTTGAACGTGTACCTAAAAACAATGAATTATCTTGATCAACATACTCTTGCTTAATAGCATGTTTAACTACTAATTGAGGTTGTTCAAAAAAGTTGTCAATAACTTTCATAGGCTGTGTAATGTGTTTAATCATATTGCCCTCGCAAAAAACACCTGGGTTAGTCTTGCATCTTCAACTGTGGTGCCATAAAAGTTCTCTGGACTGTGCCAATTCCTTGTATCAAATATAATACAACGATTGTATACACTTTCCATTGTTATTGTTTTTTTAAATTCTGCTACTTGTTGTTCTCGTAATTTATTAAACTTTTGTTTTTCTTCTGCTGAAACATCAAGTACATCTTCCATAAATGCTTGAGCGTATTTGCTACTATTAAAATCATTTTTATCTTCGTATATAGTAGTGCCTGTGCCCATTGCAGCTTCTTTGTTTAAATAAACTACTCCAGCAACATTTAACTTGGGATCGTCGTCATGTACCCAACCTCTAGTATACGATTCGGGTGTAGAATGAAATGCTGATTGTAATTCGGCAAACCCTGTATATCCATAATCTTTAAGATACACTAGTAATTTCTTTCCGAATATATCTAATGTTTGTTGATCAAACTCATGAAGTAGCTTAGTTCTTACTCCTGGCCAGCTTCCTCTATTTCCTTTATAAAATTCTAAATCTAAAGCATATTCACGAACTAGATCAGGTTCCTCATAAAAGTTATCAATTACCATCGTTGGAAGATAAGGATATGTAAACCTATCTTTAAGATTTAATGAGCTAATACGAGAAGATGATACTTGATCTCTTTCTAATAGTTCGTTAATATATTGCTCTTTATCCATCTATTTTACTCGCTGTAAAGTTCATAGTCATTACAATTCTTTTCGTAAACATCTTAGGGCATGTACTTGCATGATAATGTCTTCCGTTGAATACTACAACTTTGCCTTGTTCCGGCATACTTTTATGCATAGCGTTATATTTTTCTGATTCTTGTGTTTCGTGAAATATAACTGTTTCGCCATCGCATTCATTAATATAGTAACACGCAGTATAATGATCTACATTAAAATCCACATGTGGTGTATTGTATTGATATCTCACATGTGGCATCATATACTTTGTATTAAGTAAAAATCCTAATCGCATACGTAACAATGTATCTAATTCCAAACCAGCTTTAGCACACGTATTTTCTAACAACGGTTTAAAAAACTCTAATCCAGGATTTTCTTTATTATCTGGATGATATACTAAGTTTGCAAAAGAAGGAGTAGATTTATTAATAGTATCTTTCTTTTCAAATGTTGTATCTTCCATAAAGTGCCAATCAAATGTTATGTCAGTTACTACATCGTGTATTTGTTTTTGATATTCTCTATCAATTACATTTGGTATTTCAATTGGTTTAAACATTGTTGTTGATCCTATAATAATTTCTGTCTACTGCATTCTCCCGTGGTTCTGTTGGAAGTTTTTGCCAACACGGAATACTTAACGATATCCTTTTTCCTTTAGGATATGCACAATGATACTGCCTTGACGGAATGTATAATGCATCTCCTGGTTTTAATACTACATCAATATCAACTTCTAAATCTTTATCGCTTAGTTTATTATTCATTAATCCTGTTCGATGTAAGTATGAAATTTTATTTTTATATACTTTCCAACGTGTTTCGCCTTCAGCTTGAATAATAAAGTTACATGGATAATCATCATGTATTGTAAAAGACTTAGAATCTTTCATACCGCAGTACACATGTATTGCAGCGTGTACACTAAACAAGTTTTCAAACACACTTAAAAATTCCATTGTTTTTTGACTGTAAAAACCATAGTCTAAACAAATTAATCCCTGTCCTCGGTTAACACTATCAATAATAAATTGTTTGTCTTGCACTGCTTTATCATAGATCCAATTTTTACCAGATTGTGGAATTTCTATCTTGGTACTATTTTGATCAATTAACTCGAACTTATACAACTCTGTTTGATTTACACAACGTTCTATATCATTCCAAGTAACAAGGTCACTAGGATTGTCTAGTAGCTTTTCAAAGTAATGAGCTTTGTCATCTACTAACAGATTAGTTTCGTTAAGTATTCGTTGTCCGAAGTCGTTCATCATCTGTCCTTATTAGTTTTACATTGAAAGATACACTTATTCTATCTTCGTCAATAGTATTTCTGTCAACACCGTGTGGCAACCAACCTGGAAACATTATTAGTTTACTTTCTGCTGGTTCAAATGCAATACAAGATGCACTAATTGGAGTATAACTCTGCATTGGTGCTGCTGATGCAATAATAAAGTCTTGCATATGGTTTTTATAAACATTAATGTTACCTTGCTCGGGTCTTGCTTTTACATAGTATACTCCAGATATAAAAGCGTTATCATGTATATGTACTGAATTTGTGTTGCCTTGCTTATTAATATTAAACCAAAAGTTTTCCATCAAAGGTGTACAATAGTCTTCATGGTATCCGTAATCACGTATGCAATTATCAACCTGGTCCATAATCTTATCATGTAACGGTTTCATTACATCGTATAAATCTGGTCTAAAATCTTTTGACTGCCAACCTCCTTGATTACTTAACTTTCTACCATCAGTATCAGCATCGAGTAATTCATAGCATAGCTTTAACATTTCTGTGTTGTCTAAGTCTGTTTGTTCCCACCATACAGGGGTTGGAAAGTATAAATCCATTTGCATCATTGTGGTATAATATCTCCCATTCTCATTGCTGGAGCAAAATCATCTGAAAATGCAAATGTATGGCTCCATCTAAAATCAACACTAGGCGAAACAATTGCGGCATGGCTAATGTCTGCTTTATACATAGTCATTTTTCCTTCAATTGATGGTGCAGCACCCATACATTCAAATCCCCATTTACTCAATTCATCATCTGTCATGTTAAACCACGTGTTAGAACGTTTAGGTGACTGTGCTAATTCTCTCCATGATTCAAACAAAGGATGTGTTGTATCAAGTTGAAAGTCGTATACACAGTTTTTTACTTCTCCGTGATATTTGTATAATTTTGTATTTGAATCTTTAATTGAGTGATTAGTAAACCATAAATTAGCAACTAATCCTTTAGGATAATCTACATGCGGAAGTCTATAACAAGTAATTGGTTTTGCCCTATCTTTAAAATAGATGTTTCCCCATTCATGTATTTGAGGATCATACATAGTATCTTCAACATTTTTAAGATAAAAATCTCTAATTAAAAAGCAAATGTTTTTGTATACCCAGTCTGGTAAATGTATAGTATCAAACGGATTAGGATCCATGTTACCTTCTGCACTGTTATCTTTAACAATAGGAAAACATTTTACTAAATTTTTAAATATTTCAAAGCCGTCATTATAAAACGGATTGTCTGCAATCCAATACCCAATGCCTTGACCCAAGTCAACATATTCTGTAGCAAAGTCATCTAATGACTTTACTTTTAACACTTTGTCTATAGTGTTTGCGTCAGGGTAACAAATCTTAAAATCCATCATTTAATATTAATTGTCATTACAATTCTTTCTTGGTCTGTATTGTTAGGTGTAACAAGATGTTTAAGCCATCCTGGAAAAATAATAACGTCTCCTGTTTTACATTCTACTTCGCTCAATGTTTGCGTTTCGTTAACTATTGGAAAGTTGCACATCTGGTACTCTAACGGATTTCTAAATACAATATTTCCACTGTTAGGCGGACATTTTAGATAGCAACTAGCAACGAATGTTACATGATTATGATGATGTTCTTCAGTGTAACCGGATTTATAATGTCTATTAAACCAAGATCCAATTACTTCTGATTGTCGATTGTAAAAATTTAATTCTTCTTTAATGCCTGTTAGTTTATCACCTAGCCATCCTTGGAAGTCAGCAAGTTCTTCCCATGTATGCGGCTTTTGCCATTCGGGGTTTGCTACTGTTGATAAAGCATTGCCCTTTTCTAAAGCTGAGTTGTGCTTAACAGCATCAAAAACTTCGTCAATAGATTTTTGTAATGTATCTAAAGGAAAGTCGTAAGTATACTTCCATATATAAGGCGGAAAGAGATGTACTCCTCCTTCATTAATCTGACTTACCATGCTCTTCCTCATAGGTCTCTAAAGCTAGATCAATACCCATAAGTGTTCCTTCCATTTTTAATGTATCAACAGAAAGTTCTTGACGTTTTGCAAAATCAATAGAAGTGATACCGTAAGGATTAAGTTTTAAATCTGCAAATTCTTTTTCTAACTTTTCAAGTTCGGCATTCTGTGTTTCAAGACTAGCTGTTAATTGTACCTTAACAGCAGTTAATTTTTTAATATAATTGTTTTCCATATTTGTCATCCTTTGTGTTTATACTTATTTAGAATCTTAGAGGCTCTTTGTAATCTTGAACCTAAATGATCGTGCTCTAGTATTACGCAATTAGCTGCATAGTTATAAGCAGCTTCTCGCTTATGGTCATTCTCTGTTGGCTCTTCAATTATAGCATCATATGCACTATAAAGCAAGTCCTGTTTTTTCACAGGAATGTATTGTGCTAATGGTGTTCCTGCACGTATCAACGTTTCGCCTTCAAGCACTTTCCAAAACAGTTGAACATTTATTACATGAGACTGCATAGGATCTAATAGTCCGTGTGCTGCTGTAAACCTCGATTCGTTGTTATATGTTACAGGTAGTTGCAGTAGCATCATATCATTTGAAGCTTCAATTCTCCAAGGAGTTTCGATTTTGATTGTAGTGTGTAACGTATCAGATGGATCATCTAATATTGGCATTGTTTGAGCTTTGTCATGCGATGCAATATAAGATTCAGTACCCGGCATACCCTTACCAAACTGCATCGGTTCTGCCCATTCAAATGAGGCGCCGTCACCGTTTGTTCTAATTTTAAAATCAGCTGGGGCAGTAATGATCCAACCCGTAGTTGCAATTTTACGTATGCCAGGACACTTAGCTACAGGAAGCATCCCTGGAGGCGGCACATCTTTAGTAAATGATCTCACTATTGACAATGCCTTTACAGGGGGAAACAAATCCATTACACCCGGGTATACACTATAAAATCGAATATAAGACTTCTTTTTTTTAAAAAAGTTCTTTATATTCTTAATCAAGTTTATGCTCATCGTTACCACCGTATATATTTTCTAGTAAGAATTGATAATGCGTTGGAAGATCTTTAATGTGCTCTATAACAAAGTTTTTATACTGCTGATACATTCTATCAACTGCACCTACTTCTTCTTGAAGTTGTACTAATTGTCTATTAACAGATAATAGTGACGGTGTTCCAGTTGGGCGTAATCCCATACCTGCTGCAATCATGTTATTACCAACATGATTTGGCTCATAACTATGTGCGCCTATAATGTTTCCAAACATATTAGCCCATTGGCCATGTTTTTGCATTTCATCGGCATGCATCTCTGGAGAATATTCGTTAAGTTCAGTACACCAACGCCAGTACGGAGTATCTTCACGCATCGACATTGCATAATGTTGCGAAACAAAATCTCTAAACTTAATTACGTCAAACTCAGCTGAGAAATTAAATCCTTCTTTTTCACTGCGTGATACAAATCCGTCTCTACGATTTAATAGATCGACCAACTTAATAACATTCTCATGTGTAGTTAATAGTCCTGTTGATTCTAATGGTTCAACAAATCCATAACTTAACCCCACACCAACTACGTTACCTTTCCACGCTCTATGTCTACGTCCGTGTCTAATTTTAACTTCAAACATTTCAGCAGCTTCTGCAATTTCAGGAGTGTGTGTTTTTGCTAAATGTTCTCTAAATTCAACCTTAGCAGCTTCTGGAGTAGTAAATCTACTAGAGTACACATACCCAGTACCAATTCTATTCCATAAAGGAATATTCCACACCCAGCCGTTGCCAAGTGCAAAACAATCAGTTACATTGTGCATTTGCTCTTCTCTATTAGTATAAGGAAGTCTACATGCCCAAGCCTTGTCATTTGCTAAATGGTTTTCAAAACTTCTAAAATGTGAGCCCATCCATTGTTCTAATAAAATTGAGGCAAAGCCGGTACAGTCAACAAACAAGTCTGCTTTAAGGATAGTTCCGTCAGCACATAAAATTTGAGTAATGTATGTATTAGTATTATCTTTCATGTGCGAATGTACTTCTCCGTACATGTGTTTTACACCTAAAGGAATTGCAATGTTATCTTTTAGGTATTGTCCAAACAACTGTGCATCCATATGATATGCAGTATCGTTATCATAATCAAAGTTTCTTAATACGCCATTTTCATTTTTAGTTTGCTTGTTATGCTCTGCTAGTAGCGTGTTACCTGTACAGAAAAATCTAGCATATTCTTCAGGACCGTATTCTTCAGGACGTAATGCAGCTAGTTGTTTCCAGTTGTCTGCCCCACTAGGCTTATCAGTCATATCAAGTCCGTCACTAAACGGGTATTGAAATACTTCACCGTTGCCTTCTCTAAAGTTTGTAAATTGAATTGAATTTTTATATGTAGCATTACATGCTGCCATCCAATCTTCGTCTTTAAGATCAAGTAAACGCATGTATCTGTTGATATGCCCGAGGGTACTTTCACCAACGCCAACTGTGCCAATAGACTTGGATTCAATTAGAGTTATATCTAAATGTGGGCAACATTTAGCTAGTGCTGCTGCTGTCATCCATCCTGATGAACCGCCGCCTACGATTGTTACTGTTTTAATTTTCATTATAAATCCTTTGGTGTATTATATGCTACTATTATTTAGTTAGAATCTGAAGTGGAGTAAATAAAAAAAGGCTCCGAAGAGCCCTTTAATATTGGAGTATGTAACTAAGTTTAAACTACTTCGTTTGAACGATCAGTCCAACCTTCGTATCTTTTCCAGCACGGCATATCTTCTGTGCTTGAATTAACAGGACTATCATTACCTGGTTCCATTGTATTACGTCTAACCATTGCTTCTTCTTCTGTAATAAGAATTGGCGCTGGAGGTGATGGAATCATTGTTTTAACTGTAGCAATATGCGAAGCCCAAGGACCACTTGCTGAAATTGTACCACTTTCTTGTATTTCGTGATATAACATATCAAGTTGTTCGCCAACTTCTCCATAAGCAACTCTACGTGCTTCTGAATCTTGTGTATATGGGCCATCTCTTTCAACCCAAATCATTCTTTGATTCTGTGGTGACCATTCTAATGTCCAGTCTAATGTAATTTCGTCTGGTGCATCAATCCACTGCATTTTTGCATCTGGTCCGTTATAGATTTCAAACTCTTCGCCTGGGTTTCTAATATCTTGTACCCAACCTTGATAACCAATTAGTGCTTTTTTCATAATATATACTCCTGTTGTCCTTTATTTATATTCTTCAACGACTACAATACCAGGTCTTCCATCTGAACCTCTATGTCCATGGAAATACCCGCCTGTGCCGCCTGTTCCTGGTGCGCTGTGGCCTTGATGGTTATGCGCAAAGTGTCCACCTTGTGGATGTCCTGACGGTGCAGCACCTCCAAAATATGTAGATCCTCCCGGACCAAACGAGTGGTGATGAGCACCGCCGCCACCTTGGTGAATATTTAAGTTACCACCTGAGCCGTTACCACTAACACCACCCGAGTGTTGATTTTGTCTATTGGCGCCGTGTCCTGCACTTGCAGACATATACGGTCCAAAACTAGTGCTATTTCCGTTACCACCTGCACCTGAATAATATGTGCCACCACCACCACCACCAACAGTAATACCTACTGAGCCAATACCTGTGACATCCATAATTCTTTCTGAGTAGCCACCTGCGCCACCGCTTTCTCCGTGTCCAGAAGCTCCACCACCACCACCAACTAATTTAACTCTAATATATCTAACGCCACTTGGTCTGTTCCATGTGCCGTTTCCTGTAAATACTTGAATTCCTGAAAACCCTTCATATCTATATTCTAGTGCATTACCTGCTGAGTTTGTTGATAGAATGGTATTTACTGCACCAACACTTGTTAATCCTGTACCACCTGCGCTAACAGGTGCTGAACCAGTAACAACACTGCCACCTAGTGCAACTGCGCCGTCTGCTAATTTGTTTGCGTCTACTGCTCCACTTGCTATTTCATCTGCGGCAACACTTCCTGCTACAATTTTTGTACCTGTAATAGTTGCATCAACAAACGATTCGCCTGTGTAACCTTTTAGTATTTGATAATTAAATGCCATTTTTAATAGAACTCCGTTACAATGATTAACCCGGGTCTGCCGTCAGCACCTCTATGTCCACTAAAGTATCCTGATGTACCGCCTGTACCTGGAGATGAGTGTCCTTGGTGATTGTGAGCAAAGTGTCCACCTTGTGGATGTCCTGCTGGTCCAGGGCCGCCAAAGAAACTTGCGCCACCCATTCCCGATGAACGTTGCTCGTGACTTCCACCGCAACCGCCGTATATGTTTAAGTCGCCACCGCTTCCAACTCCTGCAAGGCCACCGTTGTGTTGATTATGTCTGTTTGCTCCATGGCCGCCCGATGCACTAAGATATGGGCCAAAACTTGATCCGTTACCATTGCCTCCAGCATTGGAGTAGTATGTACCACCGCCTCCACCAGCAATAGTACAAGTTACTGAACTAATTCCAGTTACATCTAAAATTCTTTCTGAGTATCCGCCAGCTGCACCACTTTCTCCGTGGCCTGAACCACCGCCGCCACCACCTTGTACTTGCACCATAATGTATCTAACGCCAGTTGGTCTGCTCCAAGTACCTGTACTTGTATAAACACTCATTCCTCTAATACCTGTTGCTGCAAAAGTTAAAGCGTTGTTAGCTGAGTTTGTTGTAAGTGCTTGATATGCGCCTCCAGCTGCTGTGTTACTTGTTCCACCTTTAGCAAAAGGTAATGTACCTGTTACTGTACTAGATCCAAGATTAACAGCACCAGCTGCCATTTTAGTTGCTGTTACTGAACCGTTTGCTAATTTAGCATTGGTTACTGAGTTTGTTCCTAAATCTGCGGCAGCAACAGTTGCCCCATCTAAGGATGTATTAGTGAGTCTCTTTAATGTCTGATAGTTAAACGCCATATTCTATACTCTCCTTAGTAATAATTCGTTACAATAATCAATCCAGGTCTTCCATCTGAACCTCTGTGTCCGTGGAAGTGTGATCCTGCACCACCTGTACCTTGAGTACAGTGATTTTGGTGATTGTGGGCAAAGTGTCCGCCTTGCGGGTGATTTCCTGGTGCGCCTCCGCCAAAATATGTATTTGCTGTACTTTGGGCACTGTAAGCATGATGACCATATCCGCCACCTTGGTGAATATTTAAGTTACCACCTGAGCCGTTACCGCTAACACCACCACTATGTTGGTTTTGTCTATTTGCTCCGTGTCCTGCACTTGCGCTTAAATATGGACCAAAACTTGAAGCATTTCCGTTACCACCTGCACTTGAATAATATGTGCCACCGCCACCACCGCCAATAGTAACTGTTACTGACCCAATTCCGGTTACGTCGATATACTTTTCAGAATATCCACCTGCGCCGCCACCTTCTCCGTGGCCTGATCCGCCGCCACCTGCACCTTGTACTTGTACTCTAATATATCTAACGCCAGTAGGTCTGCTCCACGTTGTACTTCCAGTATAAACATTCATACTTGCAACACCGTGTAAGTCAGTTGTTAACGCAGAACCATTACTTCTAAGTGCTCTATAACCACCACTGCCACTTGTAAGTGCTGTTCCACCTCTAGCTACAGCTAATGCGCCTGTAACTTTAGCAGAAGCAAGATTAACGGAGCCTGATGCCATCTCATCTGAGCCAACAGCACCTGTAGCAATACTTGTGTCTGTTACAGTTGTGTTTGCTAAGTCGACTGATCCTAAAGTCCCGTCTACAATAGCAGAACCTGTGACTTTCTTTAAAGTTTGATAATCAAACGCCATTTCTTGTTAACTCCTATTAAATTACTGCCATTAACCAGCCGCTGGCTGCATCAGTGTATTCCAATGTAAATGATGCGCCATTAGTACTAACAGTCATATTGTCTGTTGTGCGCATAATCTTGTTGCCGTTGTTTGCTACTGTTAAATTGTTAGTACCAAAAGTTCCTGAATAATCTTGAAACTTTACTGTATCACCTTCAACTGGACTTGCTGGTAAAGTAATTGTAACCGGCCCTCCAGCTGAATTAACAATATAGAACGTATTCGATAATGCTGCCAGTGATGTAGTTGTAACAACTCTTGGTAACTCTCCTACCACATGCCACTGAGCAGCATTATAAATTTCTAAAATATTTTTAGATGTATTATAATACAAAACTCCAGCATTTGCACTAGCAGGACGAACAGCGGTTGTTCCACTCAGCAATTGTGGCTGATCGTTAATTCCACTTCCTACAATTCTTCCCATAATTACTCTCCTTAAGCTGTTGAGGTTTCAATACCCATGCATACTGCTGATACGTTGACTGCATTTGATCTTACAACAACTATCTTTCCTGCATCTAGTACTATACCTGTTCTTTCTACAACACCGTTTGCAGAAATTTGTGAATCAAATTCTAAATAATCCGCATCGTTTGGTGTGCCGGATGAGCTTACTGCTATCCTTACTTGGGCAGCACTTCCACCTCTGTTACACAAACTTACTGAAACTACACTAAAAGTATCAGCGGGCGTTGTGTATACACTGGTATCTGTAGCTGCTGCTAAATCTGCTACGCCTAATATTCCTGTTGCCATTTTATTTTATCTCCGTTTTTATCTATTTCTAGTTTAAGAAGTAATGCCATGCAATTGGCAAACCTCTGACTCCACCTTTGAAATTCATGTTAGCATTAACAAGAATCGCTGCTTGTGTAGTTGTAGTTATCTGTGTTCCAGCAATATATATTGAACCTGCTGTAACACTATTTACATTAAGCGATGCACCACCGCCACCAATTTGTGAACTAATGTAAGCCTTAATGGCTCGCTGTGTCGGTACAACACTGTCACTATCTGCTGTGAAGAATGGGTCTGTACTAAATTCTTCAATTGAAGCAGATCCTCCACCTAGTGTAACTTCACCAAGTGATAGTTCTTGTAGTCCTGCAATGTTAAACGCATCAGCATTCAATGTTGCAACACCAGTTGACTGTTCAACTGCAAACAATCCACCAACTCTAAAGTTACCATCTTGGTCAGTTGCAGTGTAGAATACTCTACCTCCGCTAGTTTCCCTGGTTTCGTTAGCTTGAATTGGATCTTGTAGTGGAAGTCCTGGATAATTGGTTTCAGTAAAGTTACCTGTACCAATGTCTAGGAAGTCGTGTCCTGTTAAGCGCACCTGTGAGTACTTAATTCTAGTTGTTACACTAGTTCCGTGTGCCGGAACATTAATTAATTTCATCTGTGGACTAACTTGTAAGAAACATGTAAACGCTCCTGGATTTGTTCCAAGCTGTGTAATGATATTAACCAATTTGAATGTTTCATTTGGTAAATGTCCAAACACAACGTTTGATCCTGTTACAGGAATGCTTGAAAGTTGTCTTACAGCAATATACGATCCGCTTTGGAAGAAGTCTGCAAATCCATCGCCACCTACTAAGTCTGCGGATGATGAAACATAACCTGTTCCTCTATTTGAGAACGTTGGGTTAGCTAACACACCGTTACCAATTCTAACAATAAATGGTGCTGCATAAATTTCACTTGGGTCAACAATAGTCATTGTTGGAACGCTATCGTATCCTGCGCCCGGCTCAATAATCTTGACTGAGTAAATTTTATTTTGTGCAACATATGAACGTGCTCTTGCTCTTACACCAAGTCTTGATCTAGAAGCAATAGTTCCTGCTACCACTGGAATTGTTACCCAGTAACCTTTTCTTTCGCTTACACCGTATGCTACTGCTTTATAACCTTCACCAATTTGGTCTCCTGATACACCTTCTAGTGATCTCCAAGTCCAGTTAAAGCCATCTTGTGATGTAGCTACTTCATTAAAGCCGTCTAAGCCATCTAAGTATGCTGTAGCAACAAACAATCCTTCACCGTAGTTAACTTTTTGTAAGCCTGATACTGCTGTTGAATCTGGTGATCCCATTGGCATAGCTACCCAAGTAGCGCCGTCTAATGACATAGCACCTGTGTTGTTATCAGAAGCAACTGCTACAAAGTGTCCGTTACCAAATGCAACATCTGTCCATGCTCTTGAAGCTGGTAGCGTTGCAGCTACCCAAGTAACACCGTCATTTGAATATTCAGCAACTGTACTAGCTGGTTTAGTTGCAACAAATCTACCTGCACCGTAAGTAATTCTAGTATGACCAGTATTATTAAGTGTACCTGTAAGATCCCAAGCAACTCCATCTAATGAAATAGCAACTGTTGCTGTACCTGCTGCAACTGCAATAAACTTGCCTTCACCGTAAGTAACATCTGACCATGCTTGGCTTGATGGTAGTGCCGATTGTACCCAAGTAACACCATCATCGGAGTATGCTGCTATTGCTGATCCTGTAGCTACTGCAACAAATCTACTTTGTAACGCTACTGTTGATCCATCATCAATAAGTCCGTGTGCTAACGATGACCAGTTAGCGTTTGGCATTACGTTTGCAACCCATGTATTACCATCAGTGCTGTATGCACCTGCGTTTGCACTTGATTTAACAGCTACCCATACACCTTCTTGTGCATATCCTACAGTTTCAAT